TACCATCCGTTCCTGATGAGCCTGAAGTTCCCGATGAGCCTGAGCTACCATCTGTTCCTGATGAACCAGAAGTTCCCGATGAGCCTGAGCTACCATCCGTTCCTGATGAACCTGAAGTTCCTGATGAACCTGAACTACCATCCGTTCCTGAAGAACCTGAAGTTCCCGATGAGCCTGAGCTACCATCCGTTCCTGAAGAACCTGAGCTACCATCCGTTCCTGAAGAACCTGAACTACCACTTGTTCCTGAAGAACCTGAGCTACCGTCCGTACCATCAACACCACTTATTCCTGATGTTCCCGAGCTACCACTTGTTCCCGAAGAACCTGAACTACCATCTGTTCCTGATGAGCCTGAAGTTCCCGATGAGCCTGAGCTACCATCCGTTCCTGATGAACCTGAAGTTCCTGATGAACCTGAACTACCATCCGTTCCTGATGAACCTGAAGTTCCCGATGAGCCTGAGCTACCATCCGTTCCTGATGAACCTGAGCTACCATCCGTTCCTGATGAGCCTGAAGTTCCCGATGAGCCTGAGCTACCATCTGTTCCTGATGAACCAGAAGTTCCCGATGAGCCTGAGCTACCATCCGTTCCTGATGAACCTGAAGTTCCACCTGTTATTGTTACTGTAATATTACCACTACCATTATCAGTTACCGTTGCGCCATTGAATGTAATTCCTGATACAGGATTTACCGTTGTTGTACCATCTCCAACGGATAAGGCTGAACCTGACCCTGAAGTAATACCTGTGATTGATACCTCAGTACCATCACTATTATTTAAAGTTAAAGTTGAACTTCCACTATTATATGTCCCTCCTGTTACGGTACCTGTAAACCCTGTGATTGATATTGTACCCCCAGTATTGTTAAATAAATCTAAAGTTGTTGTTGCAGAATAATAAGTACCCCCTGTTATTTGAATATCATCTCCGTGAAAGATTCTCCATCTCGCATTTTCTCTTGTCACACCACTAACTCCTTCAATTGTTGACCCAGTCCAAGCGTTCATAAGAGCAGTCCCACCAGCTCCAATATTTAAAACTTGATAACCATAGTCTAATTGAGTAATATCACCGTCTAACTCCGCTATATTCCATAATGATGCATAGTTTGGTATTGTATATTGATAAACTTCACCCGTTTCTTGAACAAAAACTTGCATACCAAGTCTTCTTCTACCCGAAGAAATACCATCATTAAATAAATTCAATTGGTTGATTACCGGTGGACTATATGGCACATATCCCCCACAAATAAAGCTTATAGGAATACTATTTCCAGAATATAGTACTTGTCCACCACCTTCATAGATGTCAGTAGGGATTGTCCAGTCTAAATCTGAAAGGTTCCATACTTCCATATAACCTCCAACAGTATTTACACTAAAATTGACACCTGTATCCGAACTCCTTTCTACCGAAAAAGGACCTGCAACTACGGTGTCTGATGTGGGATTTTTATAATCAAAACTCATTTTTATTTATTTTTGTTTTTTATATTTTTTTATTTCTTTTAATTCATAAATAGTCTTAAACCAACGTTCCTCCTTGGAAATAGTTAGGTAAGAATCCTGTTGATAATTGGAATGATGTTCCATTATAAGTAGAATACATTCTATACGTTCCAGCTGGCATATTTGTGCTTCCAGAATAGTTTACAATTAAACTATTATATGTTGTATTCATAACTCTTGAGACCATTGCTCCTGGCGAAGTACCGTTTTTGATTGTTGAGTATTTCAATCCATTTGTTGCTCCCGTCGATACAAATATAATAACCCAACTTGTTGCCGAGAATTGTCCGATAGGTATTTGTGTTGTTTGGAAAGTATATGCCACAATAGGGTTACCAAATGCGTCATTACCACCAGATGTTGTAGATATTGGTGCCGTAAGAATTGAAGGTTCGTAATTATTCCATCCTGAGTAACTAATGAATGCATTCATCTGAGTATCAAAGTTGGTTTGTCCTGTAGACGGTACTGAGAATCCTGCAACGTTAAATCCTCTGAATTGTGGAGTGATTGCCCCTTGATTTGCTTGCATCCAAGCACTTAAATCATTTCTTGGTGCTGGTGAACCTTGGTCCATGAATATGTAAGCCATTAATGGAGCTCTTGTTGGTGTTGGTGAAGGGGTTTGTGTTACTGTCGCAGTTTGTGTTGCGGTCATTGTTGGAGTTTGTGTAGGTGTGTCTGTTGTTGTAACTGTCGGTGTTTGTGTTGAAGTGCTAGTAGGCGTCATTGTTGGTGTGTCTGTTGTCGTAACTGTCGGTGTTTGTGTTGGTGTTTCTGTTGGAGTACTTGTTGGAGTATCACTTGGAGTATTTGTCGGTGTTTGCGTAGGAGTTTCAGTTTGAGATGCAGTGATAGAAGGTGTTGGTGTTTGTGTAGGAGTTTCAGTTTGAGTTGGAGTATTAGTTGGCGTTTCGGTTGGTGTATTAGTTGGAGTTTCGCTAGGAGTGTTGGTTGGAGTTTCGCTAGGTGTATTAGTTGGTGTCTCTGTATTAGTTGGTGTGTTTGTTGGAGTGTTTGTTGGCGTTTCTGTATTAGTAGGAGTTACTGAAGGCGTATTAGTTGGGGTCGGAGTTTGTGTTTCGGTTGCAGTCGGAGTTTGTCCAGCAGTTACACTTGGAGTCGGAGTTTGCGTTTCAGTCGGAGTATTTGTTGGGGTTTCAGTATTAGTTGGAGTGTTGGTTATAGTATTGGTTGGAGTGTTTGTTGGTGTTTCACTTGGAGTATTTGTTGGAGTTTCAGTATTTGTTGGAGTATTACTCGGAGTGTTTGTTGGCGTTTCTGTATTAGTTGGTGTATTTGTTGGTGTATTTGTTGGAGTCGCAGTTTGAGTTTCAGTTGCAGTTGGTGTTAATCCTGCGGTCACACTTGGTGTTGGAGTTTGTGTTTGAGTAATCGTTGGTGTAGGTGTTGGTGTATCACTTGCAGTATTGGTAGGAGTTTGTGTTTGAGTAATTGTTGGTGTAGGTGTAAGTGTATTACTTGCAGTATTGGTAGGAGTTGCAGTATTGGTAGGAGTCTGTGTTGGCGTTGTAGCAGCAGAAGTTTCTGAAGGTGTTGGAGTCGGCGTTGGCGTTGCACAATCAAATGTTACAACAACACCATTTAACATTTCAGTTCTTGTTTGTGCGGAGTAAACAGGAGTAGTTAGAATTGAATCAATATAAACATTGAAAGGTCCAATTGCATTAGAAGTTGATGCTAATCTTACAATATAAGTTGAACAGCCAGAAACAGATAGTTGTTGAGCGACTTCGTTATTACAGCCAGGAGCATTATTGGTTACAATTATGGAATAAGTTGACATCCGCAGATTTTTATTTAATAAATACCACGGATATATTATTTAATGAAAATTATTTGATTAAAAAATCAGTATATTATTTTTTATACCTCAATCGTAAAAACTGAACAGTTACAAGATGAGTCTTCTACATTTAAACTGAAGGAACAACTAGCCTCTTGGATGTTAATATCAACAACACAAGAAACAAGATTAATTGTAATTTCAAAAGAACATCCGTAAGTACAATCAAGAATTTTAAATACTTGACATCCGTTTGCGTCAGTCAATATTAACATTATCTGAGGCGCCGTATTAAAAATTGCAGGAATAGTCGTATTACCTGAATTATAAGTTTCTGTTGGTGGTACGGGACCTGATGTTATTGTTGCAAGGTACGTCAGGTTGTTACCATAAACATCCGCAATACTAACTGTAATGGGGTAGGTACCCCCTGATATCATATCAATTCTTACCTGCGTCATGTTAAGCACATTATTTCATAGACAATATTCAATTTGATAATGATTTCTTGTCCGTTTAACGAGAAATTACTTGTACTCGTTTGTATAGTTATTTGATTATTCAATTGGTCAATTGTAACCCCACTTACACCATTAATACTTAACAATATTGTTCTGATTGTATTATACCATAAGTTATCACTTGGTCCAACATTTAATGTTGTTGCCGTAAAGAATGGTTGGCTTACTGAAGTCCCTAATGGATTAACTAATACTTGAGCATAAAATATTGCTGTTACCAAATCACAATTTGTATTTCCTGATGTGAGGTCAGCAAAACCTTCGTTCATCATTTGTAGTAATCCGTATTTTGTCGGTGATTGTACTTGTAAAAGTTCAGCCCCCATAACATAACTTTCATAAGACACATAAGATGTCGCACAACTAATTGTTGTTGACCTTCTGAGTGTACATCCTGATGCGTCAGTTATTACAACACTATAAGTTCCTGCAGTTAATCCCGATACTTGTATTTGTTGTGGATTACTTGAAACATTATTTGACCACTGATATGTGAACGGTGGTGTTCCTGAAGTTATAAAGGCTGTTATTGTTCCGTTTGAACCTCCTCCACATGATGTACTATAAAGTGAGTAATCAAGTTGTTGACTTGGTGTAACAAAAACTGTTGCTGTTTGAGTACACCCCGTAGCATCCGTTACTGTAATAAGATGTTGTCCTGAAGCAACATTTGAGAATGTTACCGCAGTTAAGTTTGTATCAAGGAAACTTGTTACTCCATCTAAGGCAAAGTCAAATGGTTCTGTTCCACCTGTTGTTCTTGTAACTGTTATTTGTCCATTACGCTGATTACATGATGTTCCAATAATATTAGTTGAAATTGTAAATTTATTTTCAGTAATAATTGTCACTTCTTGTACGTAATAACATCCTGATGAGTCAGCAACCGCAACTGTGTAAGTTCCTGTTGTCAGACTTGGATAAATTATACTTGTTTGAGAGTTTGTTATTGCACTTGTACTTCCATCAGGTAAAACTAACGTGTAAGTATAAGGTAATGTACCACCCACAACAGTAATTTGTATTGAACCGTCCGTACTTGAACATGTTGAGTTTTTTCCATTAACAGAAACACTTGAAATACCTTGTGGCGTTGCCAAAGTTGTTCCGACATTTAATGTACAAAATCCTGCGTCTGTAACTAAGAAATTATATTGACCAGCAGTTAGTCCACTAATTGTATATTCTTGAGAATATGATATTAAAACGTCTCCTGTTGAGGCTGAATAATAATATGGAGCCGTCCCCCCTGTGATTGTAAGAGTAATACTACCGTTTTGTTGTAAACAACTTGGCGTTACCGCTGTGAATGAGCCAAAACCAATTGGGTCTACTCTTGTTACTGTCGCAGAATGTGTAACTTGGCAATTTTTAGAATCAGTTATTTGAACGGAATAAGACCCTTCAGTCAATCCTGTGATTGTGCTACCCGTTGTCCCATTACTCCAAAGATAAGTGTAAGGCGCAACTCCCGTCATTCCTGAGACTAATACTTTACCTATAGGTGTTCCTCCGCAGCTTGAATTGGGTACCGCATATAATCCAAAGTCAAATGGTGGCGAACTTTCAATAATAAAACTTTCACTTCTACCCGTACAACCACCCAAATCTTGAGCAATCATATAATAGGTTCCTGCCGATAAATTCGCAAATTCAACATAAGACACATTTGTTACTGCTGATGTGATAAAACTATTACTATTATCATACAAATAATAATTTGTTGATGAATAATCTGAAGTTGAGGTTCCTGTAACAACTCCATTATCAAGTTCACAAGTTGTATTACTAATTCCTGAAACACTGGCACAAATACCATCGGATACTGGTATATTAATATAAAATTCTTGGTTTGTAGGTAACGTAGAATCGTTAACTCTTACAACATATGTGTTTGGAACTAATCCACTTCTACTTGATGATAAAACGGCTTGGTCTTCCCCTAAAGAAGGTTGTGTCCATTCTACAGTATATGGTGCGGTACCTCCCGTAGGTATCAAATTAATTGCTCCCGCCCCTGTTGATTGACAATCCCCAGTAATCTGTAGTATGTAACTAAATGCTGCCATTAATTTGTATTACAATTTATATCTATCATTATTCCCACATTTAATTTTACCGCTTCATCCAAATTTCTTGGTTCGCAAGTCAAACTTGATATTCTTAAGTTATTCCCGTTTAGGAAATAAGTAAATCCATAATCATATAACAATGGTAGATTTGCAATTAATGCGTTTCTCCATTGTCTATTAGTAGGAACATCAGTACTTCCATACCCTGTGTAGAATAAGGCGTTTATTATCGTATCAGTCCCTATTGTTAAGTTAACATACCAATCTGTTGCAATTGAATCGGCAATACATTGTGTAGGTGATAAGTTATTTTGAACTAATAAAGCGGTTACTCTATTGTTTAATATTGCACTAAAGTTTGATACGTTAGTATCACCGTTTAACCATGGATAAATATAGAAGTCAACGTATTCAGTTGCACAATTGTATTGGAATATATTTCCAATAATGTAACATGGTTCAGCAGGAACTGGTACAAATTGACACCCTCTTTGTCTTCTATAAACAAACTTTTGTTTTTGAAGAATTGAGTTTTCATATCTAATTCCTCCATTCCAAATTGTTGTTGCCGGAATCATTTGTTCCATTAACTTCAACCAATAAGGACCAATACCCTCCACATAGTTTATTAATTTTTGATAAGTGTATTTGTTTGTTTTAACATTTGGGTCTTCAACTTCAATATACTTCCACCATAATGATTGTAATGTAGGATATCCACCTGTTTTACCATCAGTAATATATTGTCTGTTTCTAACATTAATCATGTTCTCCCAAAAAGTTTGTGCAAACTCGAAGAAAGTTTTCTTCTTCGGTTGGGGGTCAACATAAGTCCAATCAACCCCTCCCGGCACAGGATATCCAACGGTTAAACCTTCTTCAGGTATTGGGTAATTGTATTCTCTTGATGTATCCCAAATGGCATAGGTCAAACCTTGGCCAGGATTCATAAAGATATCTACGTTCTTAACATTTAATACAAGTTTTTCGTTGTCAACGAAGTAGTAGGCATTATAATCTCCCTGTGTTGATACTCTTATTTTATCATCGTCTTGTAACCATGATTTATTATTGTCGACAATCTTTCTCAGTTTAAACCCTTCAGTCATATAAGGAAAATCTCTATATCTATCCAAATATGTTTGACCATAAGTGAATGGTTGTAATTGAGTTTGGATGTTATAGTTTTGCCCAGTGAATACATTACCTGTGACAACAACATTATCTGGACTTCGATGCTGTGGTGTTGTTTCATACCAACCCGCTCCGATTTGGAAGAAGTAAGATTCTGTATTCAAAGGTGCTTTTGGATAACCCAACGCGTCTACAGGATAATCAACCAATCTAATAGTTGTATCTTCATAAACCGAACTTGATGTGAATGCTGTAAATGTTTTTCCTTTTACTTTATATGTGTCACCAGGGATATAACTTGGTGAAGTATTCACGTAAGTTCCTCCTGATATTTGAGCATATTGTGTATAGAATTGGTCCATGTTAATTCTTTGGTCGGCTAAGTAAATGTGTTCATTGTACTCAATCAAAGAATCGGGTGCACCAATTAATCTTAAAATAAATTCAACTGACCTTCTTGTTCCTTTCGATTTAAACAAGTAAGCCGAATTCAAGATAAGATTTCTATAAAATGCGTAGTTAATCTCTGTTGGTGTAAGAGCTCGGGCATAACCTGGATATTTGTAATTGTTTTCGTTACCAAAAATTGATTGTAAAAAGTCGTCTTCAGTAATTGGTGAGAAATTAGATGTCCATCCTAATGTTTGAGCTAAGTTAACCAATAATTGGGATGGGATGTCGTTTTCAGGAGTATAGTTTACTGAGTTCATATAAGCCAACCCGTCAATGAATTGTTTTACTTGGTCAAAACTTCTACCATATATCTGTAAAACCTTTTCAACCTTTCTACCAAGAGTATCAAATTCTTTAAGTGAATCACTCACCAAAAATCTTGAAATTAAATTTGTTTTAAATGAATCTAAATTAATTGCAATTTCTTGTAGTTGTGTTAAATAAGCATCGAAACTAAACGACCTAATATCTAAGTTCCAATTACCATCTTTCGGCCAAGTAACTTGTTCGTTATTGGTATAATACTGACCCGCCTCATTTTGTTGTGGTACTTGGAATACCGCAGTATATTCAGGTCTTACTAATCTGTTCACTAAAAACTTTTCCACCTCATCAAAAGTTTCAGAAAATACTTTATCAACTATTAGGTCATTAGGTCTAATACTATAATTGATATAGGATTGAGTTGTACCAGTACCAAATGGAGCACCTTGAACATAAAATTGAAGGTACCCGCTTGTGAGACTTGGTGATGGAGCAAATCCAACAACTTTAAATATATTGTTTTCACCTTGGTCATTTGTAAAAGCAATACAGTAATCCAAATAGGTGTTGTATAAATTTCTATACGGAGAAACTACAATCTCTCTTACACTTAAATTGGTTGACGCACTAAGTGAATAATCAACATCAAAAGGATTATTAAATCTATCAACATCTACTTTAAAAAAAGTTTCATTTAAAACCGAATCATACGATATATCATACGCGGTTGACCCTGTGGCAAATGACAAGTTATTAAATAATACATCAACCGATGCCGGAAAATAATTTATAATATGAAGAACAGAAACACTAAATCTTTTCGATAATGAACCATACATTGAAAAGTTCAGAACTTGAGAAACATCATAGTTTGGATAAACTCTAAATTGTGTTGCTTGAATTCTTCTACTCTCCGCCAAATCCTCGATATTCATATTATCAAGAGTCATTGGTTCAGAAAAAGCGCCTACATTAAACGTTCTATTAACCTTCTCGGTTACTCCTGTTGTGAACTCAAAGTTACCTTGCGTAAGTCCGCCACCCTCAACAGTTTGTAAACCTACAATGTTGTCTGAAAAGGTGGCCGCCCCACTACCTGGTCTTGGCGGATAAAAATATTTGGTACTCTTTATCGATGTTGCCATTATGCGGTTATGTTTGTAAAGTTCTTACTGAAATCAATATTAGTACCTCTACTTTGTCTAACCTCATATAACAATGCGTTAAATTGGTCTCTAATTTCGTATAGGTTATATTGTCTGTAGATGTTATTTTGAGCATCGTAGATTGTGTAGATACCATCATCAATAGACTTAGTTTGATTACCGTAAAGAGCAATCGCAAGAGATGAAATATCGTACTCAACCATTTCAATTTCTATAGAAATTGGATTAAAGAAAGTATTTGAGATAATAATACTTTGATTTGGCTGACCAATGAATGGTGTCGCATTCGGTTTATTTGTTGGAGATGATGACGGTGATAACGTACAGAATAGTAAATTAGCACTTCCATCAACATATCTATATCTTACAGATTTTTGAGTTGTGTTAACTTCGTTGGTAACCACCGGTTCACAGAAGAAACTTGAAGTGATAACTCTAAAGAAGTTTGGTATTTTTGAACCATCTGGATTTAGATATTCAACTCTGAATCCAACAAGTCCTTGTGGGACAAATTTGTTTTGGTATTCAACAGGAACGTTTGTTAAATCAATAACAATTCCTTTTACATTAGGTAAAGCACTTAACACACCACAATCAGTAATCACTGTTCTAATTTGTGCTGGTCTCAAATATAAAGTATAAATTCCAAGGGCATTAAATTGTTCTGCTGGTAATGTTAGATTGTATAATCCACCTAAAACTTCAACACCCGCATTTCCTCCTGTTTCAGAGTTGTTGAAATAAGGTTTTAAAATGCTTTGAGCATTTAACGAAGTAAGTGTATAGTTGTCGGTCACATCTCTTGTTGGTGTGTAAGCCATGATAATGTCTACATCTTGAGGTGAGACATCACTTGGTCTTATTGTACCGTATGAACCTATTGCCATAATTTAGTTTTTTAATAAATAGTTTAAGGTGCCTTTTGCACGTTGAAAAATCCATATCCGTAGTTTAATAAATCACCTAAGTTATCTACCTCACCAAGTCTTTGTACTCTTTCGTATGCACTGTTTTTTCCTCTTTCCAAAAACACGTCTGTTTGTATTTGTGGTTGGTCCATTACTTTGAGTAATGATTCCAATTTTGTTATTGGTACCGCTGTTAAATTACTATCCGTAAATCCTGATGATTCTTGGAAGAAGATGCTCGTACCATCAGCATAATCATAAAAGTTTATTCCCGTTATCGTATAAGCCGTATAGATTGCACTTATGTTTGTAATCGCTCCCCATATCTCACCGTTCTTAATTACCGGAACTCCAACCTGATACTTTGGACTACCATATAACGCCAATTCTGTTACTCTTGATGTTGTTATACCCGAAACAATAAACGGAACTTGTTCGAAGTTGTTTGTTGTTTGAGCGGACACAACATTCACGGCATCTCCTGAAAATATGTAATCATAACTCACCGGTGTTCCGAACCAATTACCGCCCGCAGGTGTGAAATAAGCCGTACCTTGTTGGTTATAAATTGTAACCACAGAATAAGGTAAAGTAACGTTCTTTTGAACTTTAATCACACCCCATGGATTAGTTTGAGTTAAAGTAATTGTATAGGTTTTACTGGCTGAAGGATAAACGTGTGATATTGAATTTGGTGTATATGCGGTCACAGCTTGTAATTGTGAACCATCACCCCAACTGATTACATACTTAGATAGGTCCAGAAATTTTTGGAACTCACTTGAAGTGTTATAAACATAAACTCTATAAGGGTCAGATGTTGTAGATGAAAATATAAAGTTAGATACCACGTCTTTCTGCATAACAGCTCCATCAAAAGGTGTATAATAACCCGCGTCAACAGCGCTTTGGGTTAACAAGATGTTAACCGTTAAACCTGTTAATAAAGACGTACCATACGTACCCCCGCTAACAATTTGAGACATACCTGAATAGACTCCAACACTTATCCCATTTGAATTAACAACGGAAAGGTCTCTTTCAACATTCTCAGGTGATACTATAAAATTATAATCTGCCATTATGGATTAACGTATTCATACCATTTTATGGGAAGTGGAGTTCCCTCTCTATTACCTGTTATTGTGTTAAACACTTGATAAGTTCTCTTATCATAATCCAACTTAACCTTATAATAGAAATATGTTAAACTATCGAAATTATGTTCTCCTTGTAATGTTGATTGCGGTACCGTCATCATTTTGGTGAATTGTCCCGTTATCGCATTATAGAACTTCGCAGACATATAAAAAGTATCAATATCCAAGAAAGTTCTTTTCTTTAACCAATAAAGAAAGAACCCTTCTGTGTCTCCAATATAATCCAAAACAAAATCAGGATATTTGATTGTCACAGGTGTTCTTTGTAATATCGCATCTTTTTTTAATCCTTGTTGAGTTGGTATGATAATCGTGATATAGTTTTTTTGTCTCTTATCATCAGTCGTATCATACAAATCCAACTTAAAAAAAGAGTTAGAAAAATTGTTCTCGTAATAGTATATGTTACCAGTCGTAAAACCTTCACTTCTATAATCTAATCTCCAATTCGCAACATTGGTTAACGAACCACCAGAATAAAAATAGAACTGATACTTTATCGCTGTTTCATCTGTTCTACCTGAGAACGGCTCATTCGCAAATCTACTAACCTCAAAATCTCTACCCACGCCAATTACCTCAGTAATCACCTCTTTCTCATACAAGTCCACACTTTGGTCCAAACCTAAATAATCCCACTCCAACTGAATAGGTATATTCACCTGTTTTGCAGTGAAACCATCTTTCCTAATAAAAAATTTATTCACATCCATCTATCAATGGTTTAATTGGATAATTAATTCCAAGTAAGTTAGAATTAAAGTTTATTCCCTCAGGTATTAATCTAAATACCACATCTGCAAATGGGTATTGGGCCGTATTCATAAAAGGATAATCAACACCTCTCTTAAGATTGTCTTTGAATCCAAAAGTATACAAGTCTCTCCATCTAAACTGTTGGTCAGACTTAGAGAAGTAAGAGAACGATGGAACTTGGTCGATAAATTTAATATCCCCTGTCTCGATATAATCTGAGAATACCCTTAAAGTCATTTTATTGTGTGGAGTATAGTAGAAACCAGGTGAGTTTTGGTCAGTAGTTCTTGTTGTTTGAAAAATGTTCTGATTGTATTTTATCTTTTGATAATAACTCGAAACTACTCTCTCCATCTGTTCATAATCATTCCACTCACAAAAATCACCGTCGATTATATCATCTTTCTTTAAATTCAAATTAAAATAAAAGGTATATGTCTTTCCATTATCACTTCTTGTATAAGAAGATACTGGTATGTTAGTATTAGATAAGTTATTTGTTGCACTCCAATAGCTATTTGGTTTTGGTGTTAAGTTGAATTTCCATCCTTGTTTCAAACCAACGTTGTTAAATGGTGCATTAAAATATCCTGAATACCCTTTATTAATTACAGTTAGAAATAATTCACTTATTGGTCTTTTTTGATTGTCCAATAAATTAGTAAAATCTAAATCATAATTAACCGTTACATTGTAAGCATTACTACTTGTTAATTGAGATATTCTTGTAACTTGATTTGGCGTGATTGAACTATATTCTAACTTTTTAATCTCACTAAAAACATTTTTTTCAAAAGCAACTTTAGTCATAACAGAATCCTCTAAGTTAGTTAGAATCTTATGTTTTCTTACATAATATTTTGACCTTGTTTCTTCAATATTATCAGGATTTGTTACTCTCTTAAATGTACCAACCACTCCATTTTGAAATGTTTTGCCTGTGTAACCAATATCATAAACATTAAAAATATACTCAGAACTATCCAATTGATTATTACCCAATGAATATACCTGAAATAAATTTGTGTTGTTATAGAAAAATGAAAGTTCAACATACTCACCCTCTGTAAGTCCATGAGGTGCAACACATTGAAAAGATACTAACGGACTTCCATTAGTTTCACTATTGTTAATGATAAAAGGAATACCTGTTGAAGCAGTCCATGTTAAGTTGGAATTGTTTAAATTAAAATATAAAGTTTTATCATAGTCATTCTCATAACCATAACTTAAATAATATGTCCAATTGTATGTGTAAGCACTTTTTGCCTTGTAGTCTAAATGTTGGTCTGTTATATTAGGTCTCATAAAGTCAAACTCATAGTATTGAGGTAATCCTTTCCATGTTCCACTTGACATTGAAACCTCAGGTTGAGCATAAAATAAATTATATTGAAACGGTGTGTAGTTTGTCGTACCTGTGTAGGTATTTGCATATAAATATGTTACTTTAAAAGTTGGTCTGAAAATTAAACAAGCCTGTCTCTCATCATCATAAACTTGGGCCAAACTAACTGTTGAGCTTCTGTCGTATTCAGTCATTAATTGACTTTGTTGTTCCAATGAAATAGGGATTTCTTGGTCAACAGAAGGTGCTGATTGATAAGTTAATCTACTTGGTATGATTCTATAGTTACTCAATGATAGAATATTTTGTTTTAAATTTATCTAAAGCTGTTTGACCCTTAATTGTCCCAAAATAGAAATGGAATGGTGCTCCAACTATGAACTTATCACTTGTTGCTCCTACTGTAGAATAAACGCCGCTCGAATCAACACTGAAAATATAACCTCTCGCATATAAATCATTAACGCTTGAAGTTGATGGTCTAAAATAGTTTGGTTGAGTTAAACTTGTTCTATCTAAACTTTGGAATCTTTTGTTTTGAACAATATCTCCGAGGTCTGTAGCCCATGTATTGCTTTGACTACCAAAAATTGTTGTGGTGTTAGCTAATTTCCACTGATAGAATGGAGTTACTTGTGATTTAATACCATATGGATAAGGGTAATAATTTGTATTATCGTTAGTTCTGAAATCAATTCTTCCTGGCGTTAAATAATCTTTGAATTGAATATCATTTGTTGTTGATGAAAACCAAACACACATGACAGGGTCTAAAGAAGTACCTAAAATGTTTACAGGGTCGGTTGTTGAACCTTGAATTGTTTCATAATACTCAGGTGAAAATTTAATAACACCCTCTTCAGAATTAATTGAAAGAAGTTGTGCTAAATCACCGTCAATTCTTTTATCAGTTCTACTAAATAATTGATTTAAAGAGTTATCTCCAACTACAATAATCTGTCTTAAAAATCCTTCGTCTGTAATTCTTGAAATAACAAATAAGTTAACTAAATCAGATGTATCACCATAGCTAGTTGAATCTAAATTAGGCATTACATACCCTTTTGTTTCAGGGTTAAAAGTTATCTCTTGATAAAAATAATCTTTCATTCCTAAATTCATTATTGTTGTTGGGAACAATAAATTTCTTGTGTTTACTGACGTAGAGTCTGGTGCCGGTATTCCAACAAATTTTGCAGAACCTGTATTATAAGGACTACTTCTATAGTAAAAATTGTTTGTTTCAGATTCAAAATAAACTAAATCACTACAATAAAGAGAATATGCTTGGTTCTTATTATTATATCTTGTATCAACTTGTATTGGAAACATATACAGACTTCCGCTAACCCAGTTGTTCATAAACGATTGAGATAAAACTCCACGACATAATCCATAGAAAAATCTAAACCTGAAACTCCATTCTGAGTATGTTGCAAAATCATCTTTAATTGTTCCTAAATTTGTAGGGTTTTTCATGAATACATAACACCCATTTTCAACAGGGTCTACTTCGGTACATTGTTGATTTACTTGGAAATTTGTTCCTAGTCCTTCGTAACACCCTAATCCAACCATACTTTCACAGTTAAAACTTTCAAGTACGTTTGTAACACCAGGTAAGTCGCCTAGTTCGGGAGGAACTTGAGACGCTCCAAAAGTGTTACTTGAAGTTGTAATGTCTTCGCTATCTGTGTTGATTAAATAAAATGAAAATGAATTATTTTGTTGTAGTATTGATGGGTTGTTTGAAAAACTACCTCCGTCAAGTACATCTGAAGTTGGTAGTCTATCCGTTCTTACAATATTTTTAACATTGTTATTAATTAATAATGTTGGTCCTGCTGTGTTTATAGATGAAAATAAACTTGGTGTATAATAGTAACATCCCAATTGTACAGGAATTAAAGCACTATCTGTGCTAAGGATGGAACCATAGTTACCACATTGCATAAACGATAAACCTGAGACATCTTCACTATTGTCATATTTTGCAGCATTTGCCCCAACCGCATAAAAACCATTAGAACTCTTACTCACAACCGCAGAATTTAATACTTCTTCTTGTGTTGATAATGATGTTAAAGATGATTGCGCCCCATAATAAGCCAAATTAGTTGTATTAAACCCTGTAAACATTCCACCAGGTGCCGTACTTCCCGATACTCCAGGTTTGAAAAAATATGACTGATAATACATGTCATTAATACTATAACCTTGAATTGTTGTAGATGAGTTATTTAAAGCTTGTATTGGTATGTTAACTCTTGTTTCAGCGGTTACCACAAAGTTGGCATCATCGATATTACTACCAAATATTCTACCCAAACTATAAACGTTTTTATATTTAGGAGAATATGGGTCAACTCCTCTTTGTAATATTAAAATGTATTGATTTTCTATATTATCAAAAGTATCAAATACTGTTACCGATGCGGTACTCTTTTCACGATTAACCCCCAAGAATGGTTCAAATATACTGAAATCGATTGGTGTTGTTATAACATTCGGAAAAGATTGTGTAGTTCCGCTATTCCAAATTTTTGCAGCATCGGCAATTGTAATTGCAGTTACAACTTGGAAGTATTCAATATCAGCCGGGTATTTGTAATTAGTTGTTTCCGAACCATATGGTAAATTATAACTTATTGTTTGTGAGTTTGTATACTGTGATGTTGCATATGTAACATTGATTGTGGTTGCGCTAGCTCCATTGTAAGTTTCTCCACTAATACCTGTTTCCATTCCATTTACCGTATCTGCGGTGTATGTCCAGTTTATATCGGTTGAGCCTGTTATAGAAACAGTACTTAGTAAATCACCAGCATTATACTGTATATTGGATAATACGGTAATTGTATTATCCAAATGAAATTTATTTATGTTAGAGTCTCCAGCAAAACTTACTTTCACGGAATTTAATCCTGTAAAGAAATTAGACCTTTGGTTAAATAAATTAATTCTTTCTCCTATTGGTAAAGATTTTGATATCGCAAATCCTGATTTACCATTACTAAATGTTAAAGTCTCAGAGAACGGAATTTTATATCTTGATGGGTCATTTAAAACCGCAACAGCACCAAACCCCGCAACTGACTGAGAAGATATTGTTGCCAAGTTAAAAATGTCAGCAGATGTTGACGCCGAGTAATATTGCTCAAACTTTGTTTGATATTGAGGTGCTGATGATAAATAACTTAAGGTACCTGTTGGCAGATAACTCGTTGGTCCTCCTGAGTTATTTATTGGGAGTGTTTGTGCGGACTGTTTACAGTCACACGCTTGGCATTCAGGGTATGTTATCATTGGTAATCTGAATGAATAATCTCTTTTTTGATTACAATCAATTCCTAAACCCCTACAGATAAATCCGAATGGGTGTCCTCCTAATAGTTTAATACCACATATCCAACAAAGCGCATTTATTAATGTTAAATAAATCCACAACACCAAATGCATCGCAAAAAGAATTGCAAGAGCTAATGGCGTTATTAAAGTCATTAATATTGAGAATATAAAAAATAATAAATCAAAATTTCTAAACCCGTCGTTAACAGGAAACTTATTTATTGTGCTTTCACAATCGCTGCTATCAATTTCTTTAATTCCAATAAATCTACCTTTAGCACCTTTTTTATACTCATCGATTAATCCGGCAACAGTATAAACTTTATTAAACTTGAACTCATAAAATGTATCTTCACAATCTATTACTTCATTTAATCTATTTGTTTTTTGGGTTCCTATAAATCCATTTGTGTATCCACTCCAAGCTAATCCGAAATAATAAGAACTTTTTCTTTGTGTAACATCAGGACCATATTCTTTAATATTTGGAACCAAATAATTAGGTCTTCTTGTTTGAGTTGACAAAGCAGCTGGTTGTTGCCATTTAATCTTAAATCTGTACTTAGCTTTAGTTGGAATACCAATTGTTGGGTCATTTGATATTACTTTTTCGCCGTATTGGTTTGTTACTAAGTAATCTAAATTCATTGGTAGTTCAGTCAACCATACTCCATTTCCATCTATAATATTTCCAGCCTGCTCCAATTGATATAATTCTAAAATAGGGTTACCATCAGAATCTTGTTGTATTGTTTGTCTTATTGCCAATACTTGACCAGGTCCTGAAGATAACGAACAAAGATTACCCATATCATCTCTTGGCTTACAATTTCTTCTAACTCTATAGGCATCTGAAGTAGAATATACAGAACCCATAAATGTTGATGTTGGTTGGATATCAATATTAGCATCATCTCTTAAATCAAAATCAACTCTATTAATAGCTATTTGACATAAGTCAGGGTCTCCCCATAATGGAGATATTTCGGCATTTGTTGTTAAGTTAACAATTTGTGGTAATGAGTTAAGGTCGGTAGAAGTTCTAAATTGATTACCCGCAACTTGAGCCTCTGTGGCTCTACCCATTCTAATTAAATCTTGTGGTGTTAAAGAAAACTCTCCAATATCTGAAAGGTCCACATCCATTACGATACTTTGACTACCTAATGGAACACCCATAATCATGTAGTCACCACTTTCATTTGTCTTGGCAGTAAATTTATAATATTTGTCATATATCTCAACCGCAATTGACTGATTTAATACATCAATTCTTGAAGGTAAGGTACCTGTAGCTGCGTGTTTTGAATATGATTTTTCGTAAGGTAATAAATTGTATCTATACCCATCTTCATTTTTATCACTTGGTGACTTATAAGGGTAGATACTTTGAATAACGGGATTTGACTCATCGACACTTTCGATTGGTATGAATATTGAAACCCTTGCATTTGGTAATCCAAATCCATTGTTCGCAGTCACTCTTCCCACCATTACACCATAGTCAGCACAACTTCTTGTATAGATGTCTGATTGTTGAATTTTTAGTGAAAGAATTTCAAGAAATTCGAACTCTTGGTCTAATTGAACATTAATTGTCTTATTAATCCCAAGTTCTGTTTGTATCCTATATGATTGACCCATCCAATGGTTTTACTATAAATAGTTTATGTGGAATTTTATAAAACACACCACAATAAATTATAGTTCAATCAAAGTAAAAATAAACTTATGAGAATGTAACTGATTGGAAGTTCTTCACAGATACTCTAATATCTTTGTTTGGATATCTAATTTGATACACTTGTGATGGTTGTGCAAATATTGTATCGTCAACAGGTCCAATTAATTTTGTTTCAGGGTTAGAGTATGTCATTGACGTTTCAGCTGATGAATATTGACCTCCAACTTCGTTGTAAATATCAAGTCCTGCAACAGTTAAGACTCCATTTGTGTTTTGAACTATACTTCTTATCTCAGATAAATAAACGTTTTGTCCAAGTTGTCTTGTTTGTGGATTAAAGTATGTTGATATTATATCAATAACCTGTGAAATAATTTGGCCAGAGTTTTGAGCAGAGTCTAATACGATTGAAATGTCTACACTTACATCAATAACTTCAGCGGTGAAGATTGAGATGTAGTCATTCATCATTCTGTAGTTAGATAGGTAGTTGGCAATATTTTGTTTCAAAGTATTAGATACAATATTAGTCAGTTTACCTGAAGTATCGTATGATAATATTTGAATTAAAATTTTATTATCGTTTTCTGTGATTGCAACTTTTGCAGGAGCTCCAAATTGAGCTGGCATGTTTCTAATAATTGAATCATAATCTTGAACAGTAACCGCTCTTTTTTGTGCTGAGAAGTTAAACGATACGTAGTTTCTAATTTCTTCAATTGTTGGTAATCCCGCTCCACCGATAGCCGCAGTTACGTTATTACATCTTAAAGAATTTACTACTGATGAGTTTGTTGCTTCTGAAGGTCCGTTAACAAAGAATGATACTGTACCAATTTGATTGATTACGTTTGTACCTAAGTTACTTTGTAATCCACCACCTACTCTATACTGAACGAACAATGTTGAGTTGGCTTTCAATGCAGAACCTAATGAAAAGTTATTTGAATATTTTTGTAATTCTAAAGTTCCACCAAATGTTGTGAATTGGTCTAATTGGTCTTGAGCTGTGTTTGTTCCGCCACCGAATGTCATCTTCTTAAATCCCTCTCCGGTATATTCACTAATGAATCTATCTTGAGTTTGGATATATCTACCAACTTTGATACCGGGTTGGTCTGAAACTTTTGTTGGGTCTTCGATGAATACTCTATCTTCTGCTAATGCGTCTACTTCGTACCATCTGTTTGATAATCCCATGAATTCAGCTGTCGTTGGTATGTTTGTATATTCTGTACCGTCTTTAAGTAAAACATTTGTGATACCTAACACGTTTTTTTCAGGTAAGAATAATTCAAAGAATGGCTTAACGTCGTTTGGTGTGATAACTCTTTTGAATACCTTTGTAATACCGTTAACAACAAGTTCTCTCTTAGTTATTGTATAGTTTATTAAAATACCATTGGCATTAAAGTTTGGAACTTTTAATCTATTAGGGAATCCTTGAGCATTGTATGGTGATGCAAAGTTTACATCGTAAATATTTTCAAAAACTAAACCAGCTCCTACTACTTGAGAACCTCTTAATATAGTACCAAGATATCTTTCATCTTCTTTGTCACCATAAGCTGGTACTGTGATTGAAAAATCTACTAACGATACTGATGGTCTTTGACCCGGTAATTTTAAACCGTAAGTTCTGGCAATGTTATAAACCGAAGACTTTTGTTGTGCGTATTGAAGAACGGTTTCTTGAATACTTCTATCAATATGATAATGTAGGTTATCAGCAACCGCAGCATTTAAATCTAAGAATACCGAAAATACTGAGGCATCATTAAAATCCTGTATTAATTCCGGATAATAAGTTCTAACGTAGTTTTGTAGTTCTACTCTTATCGCTTGGAAATCTCTGCTTGTATATGGTATTTTACGACTAGCCATCTATGTTAAATATTGATAATTAGAAAATCACTTTGTGAAAACGTTTGACCGTTTGTTGCATAATCTATTTTTATTTTTGCAGTATATTCTGCGGTTCCTTTTCCAGGAAGTCTGTAGATTGAAGATTCACTTGTTCCTACAAAGTTTTGTCCTGTGGCAATGTCAACTTCTTCCATTGGGTCAGCCGGTGTTATTGTAATTTCATTTATTAATAAGTTCGGCATAAAATTTTGAACTGCATCTCTAATATCTGATTGTATCGCATCAAATGTTAATCCGTCAAAAGGTTCAAAAATAAACTCATATAATCTTGTACCAAACGTAGGTAAATAATATCTTGAGCCCTTCCTTGTCAATAATAAATGTAACAGGTCTGATTTAATTTCGTCTTTCTGAAATTCAGTTAACTCTAAATAATCACCTTTAATTGAATCATTAAAAGGAAACGCCAAACCATATGTTGTACCATTTGCCATATGTGATAAATATACTTGGATTATTTTTTTCTTAAATACATATTACCTTTTTGAGCTTTTGGTTCAAAAGGGCAATGTCTACATCCATTACCACAACAATATCCTCTTTCAATGTGATATTCTTCAGTGAAAACGGTTCTACCATTTTCTTCATAAAAATAAGAAGGGAGAAGTTTTGGCTTCTCCCTTTTAATATTCTCTTGTTTCATTTTATACAAGTACTATTTCACAAGCCCCGCCTGCACAAGCCACTTCACCACTTAAATCTGTATCATCATCCATCTCAATGATTTTTGATAAATCGACATCATGAAGTGTCTTCATTAATTCTTCATATCTATCTTTCGTACAATCTTCAAATGGTGCTTGAATGTAAGTTCCCCCATCATAAGGTAATACTGAAAGTCCGTTGTAGTATTCTTTATTCTCCCACATCCACTCACCAACTGCCGGCCACTCATGCTCTCTAATTGAGATTGTTGCCGATACGTTATGTGCGTTGTTTCCATTTCTATGTCCTGGTTTAATCCATTCTTGTTGAACCTTTTTAACTCTCTCTAATAATTGAATTGGAGATTCGTTTCTCAAGATTGACCCTTCTGGTGCTTTTTGTGGAATACCGATTACCGCTGTATCGTGTGGTCTGAAGTATTCATCTTCAACTAACTCAGGGTGATTATTCTTCAAGTGTGAATAAATCGCTTCATTCTTACCAACTCTCACTCTTCTAACATAATATTCATTGTGCCAAGCGTGGATACCTGAAGATGTGCCTAAAGTTAATGATGTTGTTCCTGCCGGTTTAACTGTTGTTGTTCTTGCCGATGGATTTATATGTAATAATTCAGCAACTCTTTTGTTTTCTTCTTTAACTACTTTAGCCGCAGATTTCATATTTAAACCTAACACCGCACCTGAACCGATACCTGTCATTGAAATTCCAATCAATGCATCTTTTTCCGTTGTTCTTTGCCAAATTGGTCTTAAGTAGTGGAAGTTTGTATATCCCGCTTGTAATGTTCCAATGAAAGATGCCGCTCTAACTCTATCTTCATAATCTTCTTGAGATACAACGTTAGACACGTTAACCTCTGTAAGGTTACAGAATTGGAATGGTCTTAAAGCGATTTCACAACAAGGGTTAGTTCCCCAATCTTTATCGTTACTTAAGTAGATACCAGGTTCTCCCGCCCCACTTGCTTCAATTCTCTTCCAAAGGTCCATAAAGTAGTCTTTTGTAATTTTGTGTCTCATTAATACCGCAGAGTTATTAGCTCTACCTCTTTGTGGATTTGTTTCCCACCAAGCTCCACTCTTACAACCAATCATTTCTTCGTCAGTTGCTGAGAATAATGAGATAAGAGCCGCTCTTCTGATACCACCAGCCAATACTGCGTCCGCAATATGACAAACGATATCATGTACTTCAATTGGTTTTAATCTTTCACCATCTTGTCTTGAATCCAAGATACCTTCAACTTTAATTAAACATTCCTTTAATGGTTGAGGACCAGGTGCTTTACCACCTGATGTAACTAATCTAGCACCTTTAGCTCTAATGTCCGAAAAATCAAATTCAATTTTTGAGCCTCCAAAGAAGTATGATTTAACTAACACTTTTACAGCGTCAGCCCATCCTTCAATTGAATCGGCAACTAGCCATCTTCTACCTCTTTCTTTATTTGGTTTTCTGATTTCAGGTAAAGCATCAACGTGATGTTTTTGTACTGAATAACCAACACCTGTTCCTCCTAAAAGTAAGAACATGATTTCAGAGAATACTCTCCAATCATCAATGGGTGCAAAGGCACAGTTGTAAATTCTGTTTGGTGAAATTTCAATTGGCTTTCCTGCGAACTGCATTGACCTCATTGATGGAAGAACTTGTTTTCTGTAAACATACATGTAGTTCTCTCTAATTTCTTTCTCTAATTGTGGATATTGCTTAATATGCATCTCCATGTTTCTTGTGACTAATTCTTGCCACGTTTCTCTCCTCTTTAACTCAGGGATATACTTTGCGTATTTCATATACACTGTAATATCCGATAAAATTCTGTTTGAAATGTCCATTTTGTAAATTTTTAGGTGTAGATATTTTATTAAAAAATCGTTGATTTTTATGATAAATATGTGGTCGAACACCAATCGACCAACAATTTGTAATTAAAAAAATAAGTTTTTTTTGAAAAAAGTAGATATTTAATTAAGTGGATTTTTGTTGAGATTCTCTTTCTTTTCTTTTCTCAAGAAGTTCCTTAACTCTATCCCTTTTTCTTTCCTCTTGTTGTCCCTCAAATCCTAAGAAGGTAACTGACGATTCAGTATCTATTTCAAGAAGTTCATTGTTAAACTTGCAATTTTCAAAGACAACTCCGTCTTTACCAAGACGTGACTTTGTAATGGCAATTGTTGCTAAGTTCATTTCCTTTTGTTGTAATGATTTAGCCACAGTGATGATTACGTGACCCACCTGAGCCTTTTTGATTGAGCCACCCATTTGGTCTGTAGTCACAACCTCAGATGAGATTGAACTTCTATTACCTTGTGTTGCGGTCCATCCAGCAAGATTCAACTCGTGACACATACCTTCAAATCCTCTCATTACAGAACCTTCAGCTTTCCACTCATCCTTTGCACTTGATTCAGGGAGAACACAATCAATATAATCCAATAGAATCATATCAATCTTTGTACCATCAGCAATAATCTTTCTAACTTGATTCTTGATTTGATTCATGGTCATACTATCAGAAGCTAACTTCTTCAAGATTAACTCATTCTTCATCGTCTCTTTAATCTCAGTTATCTTACCCATGACAACATCTTTGTGGAGAACCAAATTATCTGGTTCAATACCCGTCCACATCGTGAAATGTTTTCTTTGAATAATCTTTGGGTTGTCCTCAAAAAATATTTGAAGAACGTTATAACCCATATTGAATGCTGTGTTGGCTATCTTACATAAGACGGTGGTTTTACCGACCCCCGTAGGAGCTAATATAACCCCAATCTCACCCTTCGCAAGTCCACCCTTAAGTAGTTTGTCGATTCCTGTAATACCCATTGGAATGGGGTGTCTGTAGTCTTCCTCGAGGACTGTCTCTAAGTTATCGAATACATCTGTCTCACCTTTCTCAAACTCACCAACTTGTAGAGCTTCTCTAATAAGTCCTTCCACCTTGTCGTAAGATTCAAAGTCACCCTCAGTAATAATCTTTTGTGATTTGTCCATCGCCTTCTGTAACTCTTGTTGTTTACAGAATTTTAATGCCTTCTCTTGAACAAAAGATGTTCCCTCAAACGGAGCGTCTTTAACTTGTTTAAGTGTGTCCAAAACAATCTTGGCAACAAGTTCTTGAGGTATCTCAGATTTTACAATCTGCTCTAAGGTGTCGAAAGTAGGTGTTGACTCGTACTTTATGTGATACTCTTTAATCATCTGTATGATGATTTTAAAGTATTTGTTGTCGAAATATGAACTTTCAATAACATCCATAATGGAATGTGAAAAATCCTTGTCGACAACTATTTGGTTGAGTAACTGCACCTGAAATGTGTTCCCTAAATAATCAAAATTCTTGTTCATAGTTGTTTTAAAATATCCCCTCTTTTATTAAATACTTACTTACTTGTTTCGAAATCCAAATATTGGTAAGATAATTGGTTGTTTGAAAAAATGTCAGTTAAATCTCTTAAGACATCTTTCAAAAATGGTCGTACGTCCACCGTATAACGAACTTTCGGCGGAAATAATTTTCCATCAAATTGTCTATGACAAATTGTCTGTTCTCCAACTTTCACAAAAAGGTTAAATATTTCAGGACCATCTGTGAATGATGTATCCATAATTTTTGGGTCATGACTGATTGCATCTCTGTTGTCCATCATGTAAACAACTGTTTTCATTTTAAGATAATACTGCAACTCTTCTTTTAGAGATTTGATATAATCATACAAGTCTACCGAGTTCTTCGCCTTAGGGTTAAATCCTCTAACGTTGAAGAATCTTTGTACAACAATGTTGTCATTCAAAGTCAAAAGGAATTCCATTTTGGTGCTGTCCATTTCTTTCATTGCGTTTAATTTTTGTTTGTGTTTCGTTTTTCTTTTCTTATTAATTTTGTGAATGGTGTGAGAAAGTTAACCCAAGCCTCATCATCTTTAGGGAGGTACTTGAAGAGTCCATCTTCCATCATCATTCTCATTAGGTTTTTATACCCCCTGTCGGTGGGGTCTATTGTATCAGTGTAAATTTGTTCTACTAAGGTCTTTCCATCATCTGTAATTAACGGGTTTGAAAGGTCTACAATTTTTTTGTTTGTGTTATAAAACTCTTCTCCAAGAATAGTTGATTTTGTCTTCCCAGTCAAAATATTTGATAAAGTTTTAATAGGTTTTTTTTGCGGGATATTTCGTGCAATATCGAGTAATTCTTTGATAGTGCAGGGTTTTTCCTGCATTTGTGGAAAGTATTTTATTAATGTCTTTTCACCAAGGCCTTCTATTCCATCTATGTTGTCGGATTTATCACCTGTAAAAATTTTACATAACAATACGTTATAATGAGGTATCTCTACCTTATTAATTATAATGTTATCTCCATTCTTAAAGTATTGTTTGGATACGGGTGAATAGATACTAATGTTCTCGTTAATCAATTGAGTCAGGTCTTTATCCGCAGAAAAGATAATTATCTGTTCTTCAACGGCAACCTTACAATAGTAAGCAATAAGGTCATCCGCCTCATTATCTATCATTTCAACCTGTCTTACAAAAATCTCTTCAAGGTATTCTTTAATTCTTGATTGTTGATTAAGATATGACTGGTACTTATCCTCATTCATATCTTGGCGTCTATTAGCCTTATATTGTGGGTAGATTGATTTACGGATAGACGAATTAGAATCCCAGAATACAACCACTTTATCGTGGTCATGTTCTTGTAAGAATCTTCTAAGAATGTTTATAAAGTGATAGATTCCACCTAAATGGTCCCCATCACTGTATAATTCTTTGACTCCGTGAAATCCTATTTTAAATAAATTGTTTCCGTCTACTAAAAGTGTTTTAGTCACTTTGTTAAATTAGAGGTGATAAAAATTGTTTCTTACTCGCTGATATCGTCTGTTGTTTCTTCTAAAGTCAATTCGCCAGTTCCTGATAAGATACCATTCCAATATTGGGAATACTCTTTCTTATAAGATTCTAAAGCCTCCTTAGTATCTTCAATATATCCTTGTGGTACCGCAATCAACTTACCGTCATTGTAACCTAAACCATTTACGTGATTCTTTAAAATTGATATCTTAGTTCTGATTGCATATCTTACAGTTCTTCCTCCTTTGGTTGCTGTAATGTGGTTAATACCAGCACTTGCTTGATTACCAAAAAGGAATACCAATGAAGATGCTAACCATAAAGCTTCGCCACCTTTTGCTTTGATTGTTGGTTGTCCAAAAGGATTGTCAGGAAGAGCAACCCAAGGTTGGTTTACAACTACTAAAGTATTGTAGTAAGCGTAGTCTTCTTTCTTTGATTTAGAAATTCTTGAGTGAACTCCCATACCAATTTTATCAGCAAGTGTTGCTGCGTTATGTTGTTTACCACCCTTACCATCAAAGGTCATCTTACAAGGAATTGAACCTACCGAATCCCAAAGGAATAATATTGATTGTTGAATCTCTCCTTTCTCTTGAGCATCCAATACTTCATTAATAAACTCAGTTACTTGTTCAATATAATCAAAACTATCATTAAAAATAAAGTCGCCGTCCCACTCACCGTCAGAATTCTTCTTGGCATCCAACCCTAATTCAACAGCGTGTTCCCAACTCCATTTTTTTTCAGTAATAATAAAGACAGGTAAGTGACCTTTCTTTTGAGCATCAGCCGCAGCTAATATCATGGCAGTTGTTTTAGAACTATTACTATGTCCCAAGAACATATTGATACCACCCATAACAGGGCCTGGTAATCCACTAGCACTTAAGAAAGCATCGCCACAAAAGTAGTAGCTAGTTTCTTTATATTTTGTTTTGGTTGAGAACTTATCTTTAAATCCTCCCGATTCTTTTTTCTTAATTCCCGCCATCTTCTTTTCTTTTAATGTTTGGTATTTTACTTATCTTAGTTACCTTATAGAATTCTGTATCTTCTTCATACAACTCACTAAGTTCCTCTTCATGAAAGGTAACTAACTTCAAACCCAATTGACCATCTTCAGTTTCTTCTTTCAACATCCCAAATAAAACTGTATCACCAATTTGTTTAGCTCTACCAGAGTAATAATTCTTATGTTTTAATTGACTCAATATTTCGTAGGACAATGTTTTATTGTCAACTAATTGTAATTCAATTTCTTCTTTAAATGTCATATGATAAATTAAAAAAAGGGTGGAGTATTACCTCCACCCGTATAAATTAGAATGGTAAATCCGAATCAGCCTCAGCTTCAGCTTGAGGGTCAACAACCATTGCAGGTGCCGCCTTTTTGCTACCACCGAAAGTTTCTTCAGCTACCGTTGCGTCACCATAAGCATATCCACCTTTTTCAGTGTCCCATTTCGGTGTCTCACCTCTTGCAATCGCCTCAAGGTACTCAACAGGTTTTTTAGAATATACATCCAACCAAGTTAACTCATCGTTAATCCAAGCATTTGCTTGCTCTTTTTCTGCGTGAACAGGAGCTTGGTCTTCATACATAATTGTAGATACACTTGTGTACTCTTTACCTGCCGGTGTTTTTGATTTTGTTAACTCAATGATTAAATCACGTCCTGTTGTAGGGTCAGTGATATCACCTTTGTTTCTCCAAATAGGGATGATTTTGTCCAAGATACCATCGTTCTTGTAATTGTGTTTGAATCTCCAAAACTTTGGACCATCTTCTTCGTGGTCTCTGTCGATTACCTTAACGATATAGAACTTACGAGACTTGTATTGTTTCGCCAATTCTTTATCTGATTCTTTACCCGTAGACATTAACTCTTCGTAAACCTCGTTTAAAGGTGAACGTTCGTTGTCATTCTTTCCTGGGTCGAAGAACTTCTGCCATTGACCACCAACTTGAATTTCGTGGTACCAAGCTTCTTTAAACGGTGATGAACCGTCTTGGGTAGGAAGGATTCTTACTCTTCTTTGTCCTTGTTTCTCTTTATCACTAAGGATTAAAGCGAAATACTTTTTCATTCTTTCGTCTTGCGACATTTTGAACTGTGGGCCTGCCCCTTGTTGTTTTGTTTTTTCATACTGTGCCAATACGGCGTCTAATACATTACTCATTTTAAAGTGTTTTATTGTTTATAAATATAGGTATAATTTGGCTCTATGTCAAATAAAAAAAGGTCATCTTTCGATGACCTTCTCAATATTTTTTTCTTTGTATTACATTAAATCGTCCTCTGTTGGTTGGAATGATTTTTTTACATCATTCGCATTAATGTCAGTTACATCATCCGATGTTAACACATAATCTTTCTTACCAGTTAACTCCATTTCTTCTTTCTTATCGTCAAAGAAATCAGATAATTTTTGATTGAAAGGATATGAATCATACGTTCTTAATTCCAATTTTTCTTGAGGAGTTTTTTCTCTGTATTTTTCAATCTTAGCTTCAAGGGTATTCAACTTAGACATGATTTGGTCCATTTCTCCTAATCTTGATTCTAACTTATTTAATTGTCCAAACAAGTTTTCAAAATACTCTTCTTGTTTTTGTTCAATGTTTTTTTGAGAATCGACTAAGTCTGTTACATCCAACTCTTCTGAACCTTCTCCCTCATCGTCTTTCTTTTCTTCTGACTTACCGTCGTCGTCAATCTTTTCAACATCAGGGTCATTCGCAACATCTATTGGTTGAGGTGCCGCTTCAGGTGCTGGTACAGCTTCTGGTGGAGGTGCCGCCGCGGCTGCAGGGTCTGCAGGTGGTGGTGGTGCCATAGCCCCTAACTCCGTACCTAAGTCAGCCGGTGGGGGTGGTGCATCTTGCTCCATTATGTATTTGTTGATATTCTTATATCTTTGAATTTCGCTGATAATTTTTCTATCTAAACTCATGTTGTTATCCGTTTAAAAGTTGTTTTATTCCGTTAGCTGTTTCAACTCTAACTTTTCTGTTAGCTGTTGTTTGATGTCCCGCTCTTTCGATTAGTCCGTCTCTTTCTCTAACTGTGTAACAGTCTCCAGTATCCAAGTCACAAACTTGTTTACTTCCGTCTCCGTTATCTTCCTCAGAATATCTCACTGATTTTCCAAGGTAATTGTTCAATGCTAATTTTAAATCCATAAAAATCTTTTATTATAAATATACTAATTCATCGTTAAATTAAACCATCAAGATTTTGAAGTTATATGTTGAATTTATTTGTTGTTTATTTTTGTCCGCCGGTATTGTTGTTAAGGACACTCTTCCGAGTATTTCCTTAGTTTTTTTAATTTCATCAGCAGTGAATTTACCACTGTTTTTTATCAAGTCATCAATATCAGTGGCATCGATAAAGAACGATTGTCTATTAGTTGAAACTAAACCTGTTTCTGTGAATCCCTGTTCTTTGATTAATACTTTATTAATTGAATTGTTTGGTCCTACATCGTACCCAAATAATTGTAACTGTATATTCACACTGTCAGTTATCGACCATATTCCAACATCGGTATTTACCTTAACTGATATATTTTGCATGGTTCCTGTTGGAAGTGTTACAATTTTTTCAGTTAGTACTTTTGGTCCTGTTAGCCCATCATAAAATGTAGAACTTTGTTTTTCAGTATCTTTTATTTGTGTTTGTGTGCTTGCCATCGTTAAATTCAATGGTCGTGCAGGAGAAATCGGCATTTTGATTGCCGGATTGTAAATGAATTTTTCAGTGCTTGTAACATCCCCATTCTGAGTTTTTACAGTTATAGAATTAATTAATACACCAATTAATCTTGCCTCAGGTACTGTAACAGTAAGTTGTGTTCCATCGCTTGAAACAGTGAAACCTTTATCTACAGAAACGTTATTTATAATGATTTGAAGTGTTGATTGTAAATATTTTCCTGTGATAGTTAAAATAGTGTTGTAACCACCTGAAGTTGGCGTGAACGAAGTAATAACAGGTTTTTCACAAGGAGTTGGTGTAGGTGTTGGTGGAGGTATTGTTCCTTTAGTAGGTGTTGGTGTAGGTGTAACCGAGCTAGTTGCTGTTGGTGTTGACCCTATTGTCGCAGAAATTGTTGGTGTAGGTTGTGGCTCATAAACACCTTCTAAATCAGATAATCCTAAGCTTACTGCAGATTTAATCGCCCTTTCGAAATTGGCATTAACTTCTTTAAATTCTGTGGTCGCTTTAGTATCATAATATTGTTCGGTAAAGTTTGTTGTTGGCCAATAACAAACATAATATTTTGGTAATCCAATTTGCGTAATTCTTTGGACGTTTGCATTCAATTTAGAAATCATAAAATCCAAAAACTTATTTACATCTGAGAAATTAGCAATAGGCAATACATTCTCAACTTTGGTTGCGGTTCCTGATTGAACATCCACACAAGAATACGTTCTTGGTTGTTGATTGAAATATGTGTTATTATTTCCGTAATCCAAATCTAAAGTTACGGTTGCAAAGTTATTATTGAACCCAACAAAAGAACCTTTATCTTTAGTTCCTTGATATGCCCTAACATAACATAAAGAATATATTATTGTTTGAAGATATAAGTCAGATGTTTTACTTACGATAGCGTCTTTAAATTCTTGTGGTGAAAGTGGTGTTGATTTCGCTGTTGCTGATTCCCAACCTTGTTCTGTATAAATAGGACTTAATTTGTTCTTACAAGCGTTTTGAGCTTGTAAAGTACTCTTAGCTTCTTGTATGATTTTAGAAGCCTTAGCTTGGTCTGTTGTTGCACCAATCGCCGGTGTTGCGTCTTTTTTATTAAGAACCGCTTGTTCAATTTTACTTAAGAGATTTTTATTGATACTCTGTAAGAAATTATCAATTGCAGGTAAATCAAAAATACCTTGTCTTACACCTGTAAACTGTGTTTCAAAGGTTCCCGCCGCTATGGTGTGTGTAACCTCCTGAATTAAATACGGCCCATTAAACATTGGTACATGTTGTACATTAAAATACATTGTAGGTTGTAACATTGCATTACCCAAACAAGTTACACTACATTTATAACTTCTGTTTTTATACAAATTATACAAACTTACATTTTGAGTTGTAACATTTCTACCAGAAGCTTGGTCAATCATATTTAACTGAGCGTTTATTGTTTCAGAAGTTGCCTTTCCCGCCTCTTGTGAAACTGAAAAATCTTTAAATACATTTTGATTTCTTATCCCTATCTCTACGTTGAACCCGACACATCTGTTTGATAATCCATAATCTTTTTTATCTTTTAAGTCCTCAATTAATGGATTTTCAGATGCCCTTTTCATATCAAAACTATCATCTCTAAATCTAAAATTACCTTTTGGTAAATCCAAATATTGTGATGGTTTACCCGCATAGAAACAAACCATTTTTGGACCTGAGTTTCTATAGTCAACATTTAAATAAGTCCCCCACATACTATTCGCAAACTCAAGTGAACCTTCAGATTTTTGTGGTATATTAATCCCAGAAACATCTTGTACATTATAAAAGTTAACATAGGCCGGAAGAGGCATTACATTAAAATTATTTTTAATTAAAATTCCACTTATAAGTGTGAAGACACTCATTGCCTCGTTATAGGCATTTTTACCCAACATTGTTTGTAGGTCAAATATGTCAATAATAATTGTATCTCCAATATTTCTTGATGCTCTGTCTAAGAACATCATATCTTCAAACAATGTTTTTGTTTTATAGTCACCACCAGCAACCCACTTATCGTTAAGTGCTTTAAATACTTCATAGTTTTCAACTTTAGATTGTTGTCCATCAATAACTGATTGAATTGTTCTCTCGGGTAATTGGGAATAATCATCTAAATTTTTTCTAAGTGATTCCAATGTTTTGTTTAAAACTATGTTTTGTATGTTAGTACCGTCAGAAATAAAGTTTTGTATTTGTGTTTTAAAATTTCCTGTTGTTATTGTTGGATTTAATAGTTTTCTTGTTGCGTATACTTTTATTAACTCAGAATATAATGTGATGTTTGGTACACTAAATAACATATTGTTATCAACAAAGAAGTCTGTAATATAAGAACCTTTATCCGTATATTCTAAATTGATGATTGTTGAGAACCCTATATTTGTTTGTAATGCCGCCCATTCAAGTGGATACTTTGCCTTACTTTGTGACAAGGTTATTCCGCCACCTGATGTTGGTAAACTGTTTTTAACATACGGTTCGTATGGAATTGGGTCAGTTGCGGTACCAAGGAAAGAACCGAATATTCTTCTATTGTAATTTCCAGGGTTACCATTTCTTAAAATAACATCATACTCCATGAAGTTCTTTATGTTTGAACAAAAAACTTGAGCTTGGTTATTGATAGTGTTTTTAAAATATTGTACGTTATCTTCAGAGGCCGCTTGTGCCGGAACTGTCATTGCGGTCCTCATAAACGATTGGAAGTTTTTAAATCCAGCATTTAAGTCAATTGGGCTTTGTCCAATTCCGACCACTGATAATGCGGCGTCTAATGTATTAATTGGTTTACAAAAATTTAAAAACTCTTGTTCAAATTGATTCAGAATTGATTTATCAAACACAGAGAAAATCTCTTCAATTTTAGAATACGTATCTCCCGAGTATAATCTCATCGGAGCTTGTATTGCACTTAATGGATTAATATAATTTAAATAAGAATCTGGCGATGGTTTACGAATTGATAATGAATCAAAATATCCATAGTTTGGTGCCGCCCATAATAATCTAACACTACCATTATACATTGATTGGTTGTATGTTAAATCAACTATGGTACTACCTATTGTATTAACACACTGTGCCGCTGTTTGACTCAAAGTAGTTCCATATGATGGTATTACATAATACTCACCACCTTTAGTATTATTTGCTGGCACACAAACAGATTGATTTTTAGATGAATCATCAATTAAATGTGGAATAACCACACTAAAGGGTTCAACTATAAGGTCTTTTGTTTTTTGTTTTACACCTGAAATAGAACCTTCTTTTAATGAAAATAATTTCATTCCATTATTTAAACTAGCCTGTATTTCTTCGTTAGTATAATTTTGATATAATTCATATCCATTATAAAAAACGTTGAAGTCATTAACTAACTTAGGATAAAAACCGCTCTGTATTTTAATACTTGTTGAGGTTTCATCTTGTAAAACAATTTTTTGTGTTGGGGGTTTTATCCCTTGAACAGTAGTTTCATAACTATATTGATGGTTTACGTCATTTGTTATTGGGTCGTAGTTAACAGCATAATCAAACTCTTTCCAACATGAATCCAAAATATCTACGTTTGTTTCGACATGCTTTTTATATCTATGCCAGATAGAACCCATTTTTAAAACCCAAGCATATGGTACTTTATGTATTGCACCAAATTTTTTAAACACTGAAGCAATATAATCCAACTCACTAGTTTGTCCTTGTGAATATGTTTTGTATCTTTCTCTTGTAGACGCTAATGGTAATGAATTAATGAACAAATAAGCCGCCTGAACATAAGGATATGGGTCCGACTTTCTTGAATTATTCACGCCGTTCTGAATTGCATTTACAAAATACGGTGTATTCAATATTGAGGTTGTTGTTCTAATTTCAAAGGTGGTGTCAGGTGATGGAAAATAACAATAACCTTCCGTTGGTATGAATTCTGTTGTTATTCTAGTTCTATAGAATTCATTTAAGTTACCATTGGTACGCCCGTCTGAGGGATTACTTACATTCAAATAAGAAAAGTTTGTTACAGGTCTGTTTGTTGTATAGTCTGTTAAAGTATCGAAGTTCGCAATAACCTTATTCTCTGAGTAAATTTTATATGTTTTGTTTGTATTATAGACTAACTCATTTGTATTTGCGGCCGAGTTATCCATATTATTAAAACACCACTTTCCATCTGTAAACGGATAAGTGTCCAATAACATCGGAGTGTTGTATGGTGATTTTATAATTTGTTGAAGTGCTTCAGATACTATTGGTTGTTCCGGAATTTTGCCAGTCTCATTTAAATTTAAGATTGAGAACGGAGATTCGGTCAAAGTTTTAATATATGGTGTCACATAAAAATCTCTAATAAAATCTTGATAAGCTCTACCTGTTCCCTGATTTGAAATTGTTTCTAACGTACTAACATAATTGGTAGAGTTTAAATTTAAGTTCTTCAGTTTTAGATTTAAGTATGGTGAGCTCGCACCTAAACTTAATTTTATGTTTTGAGATTCGGCAGACATTGCATAATCACTGAACACATCACTTCCATTGTTGTTACCCAATATTCTGACATAACCTGAATAAAAAGATGTAAGATATTGTCTTTCCCAAATTTCATAAAAAAACTTTATTTCTTCTTTGTTTACGTAGGCAATTCCCGCATTTGGAAATTCAATTCCATTTACGTTAGTTATTATTGTTTTTGACTCCGCACCTAATGATGGCTGACTTAATGGATTTTGAAACTTTTGTGTTAACCCTTTCATGTATTCCTCAACAAATTCTACCTCAGGCCATTTATCATACAAATAACCTTTTGTTGAATTAACAACGGACGGGTCGGCAATATATTTTAATTGGAATCTTCCTTTTTTATCTTCAGGTGTTTCAACAAAAAATTGAGGCCACGGGTAAACCGGTATTTGAGCCGTGGACAACCCTTGGTTTGATTGTTGTGCATCTGCAGATATTTTAACATCATCTCTACCATCAGAGCTTCGAGCTGATGATGGATTATCTAATATGGCATTTTTTCTAATCGGGTCATATTTTACATTCCAAGCATTAGTATGAACATCATCTAACAATCTAATAAACGCTTCCGAAGAAGCCATTAAAACCGCAATAATATTTCTTACCGTAGGTTTAAAACCTAAACCCGTTGCCTTGTCCTCTATCTTTCTAGCCAAATCCGCCGACAATAAACCCTCAATCTCAGCAAGTTTTGCACTTGCCAAAGTTTCCATATTGGCAAGACTTTTGTCAAAATGTTTGTCACCCTCAAAAACAATAAATTGTGGTAACACAATTTTTTTAGGCACGGGTAGGGCTAAATTAGAGTTAATATCTGTTTCAAACGACACTTTAAAGAATTTTGACAACGTAGTTTTAACCAATTCTGTATCTCCAGTTGTGGGTGCAATAATACCGGTTTGTGACCTTGTTGTTTCCACCCAATCAACATCACTCCCCACAACCGTTTTAAAAAAGTCATCATACTTAATTGGGTTCGGAATTGGTGAGGTTCCGGCCTTTCCTAATGTTGGGTTTTCAGCTAATCCTAAATTATATCTTGCAACCAAATCAGATAGTTTAGTATTTGCCTCAGATATTGCCGCTTGGTCTAAATTGGCTTTATACGCATAAACAACCTCCGGTTTATTATTTAAATAAATCGGTCTGACATCACAATATGTATTGAACCATGAAGTATTTTCACCTCTTACATTTGCAAAATACTCTTTAAGTTTTTGTTGATAATTTCGAATGTTTGTAAGTGGTTCAACGTTGGCTTTTTGATAAGAATTAACAATGGCTTGTTCAAAATTATCTAACTTATTCATTAATTGTTGAACCGTCAATTCTGGAAAATCCCTAGCAACTAATCCTTTGGCTTTATATTCACTATAAAGTTCAGCAACTTTTTGATAACCTCTTTCCGCAACTATTTCTGATGTTACATTATTTGTACTTGTAGTTCCAGCACCGGTTTTACCCGCTAAAGACGCGTCTTTTTGTTCATTGGCATTTTGACCTTCGGTTGGAGATTGAGTAATTTGAAATCTTTGGGAGTACATATGCGGTGCCGCAAGTAAATGACCAAAAGAAATTTCATTTAAGATATTGAATTTGTATCCTTTAAATTCTAAATCCACAATATAACTTCCACCCGCTTGATTAAACGACGCTGAAAATTTTTCAAGATTTAATTGATATCTAATTGCTTGTCCATAATATCCTTTAAGTGTCAAATAGAAAGGACAATATGGTAAATTAAAAAAAGCGGAGTATGGAGAATTATTCCCTAATTGAAATAACGCTCTTCCTTGAATGTCTTCCAATCTGATTGAAACGGTTGGAATAAATGACGTACTTGTTCTAATACTAATACTTGTCATACCAAGTAATCCTGTATCAATTACATTTGTTTGGTCAGCAACACTATTAATCTTGTAGGCTTCTTTACCATCAGCGGTTTGAGTTAACGTTTGTTTAGGTTGATTAACTCCTTCATACTTGGTTGAATTTTTTCCTGTTAATTCGTCATAATATCCAGTTCCTAAGTAGGCGTTTTTTGTTGGCTTTAGAAAATTAATTTTAGCCACTGATATTGTTCTAATTCTATCTTCAGGACTTCCTCCTACCGACAATTTTGTTCTCGGCACAACTTCAGCCTCAAGATTGGCATACATAACCAAATTCTCATGGTCAACCAATCTTTCTTTGACATTACCAAAACTATCTATCGTTTTGTTGGGGTCAACTACAATAATATTATTATAGTCAAAGTCCACCAATATGTTTCCGCTGTTGTCAGCTTGTAAGTTACCTGCCATAATAATAAAAATGATTTTCTAATGCCGCTTTATAATCCTGTAAAGAAGCTATGAGCGGAAATGGAATAATCAATACTGCACCGTCATAAATATTATCTTCTAACCCAACGAATTGAGGATTCGCTTGTAATATCAACCAACTGAAATATGGAGAGTTATAAAATTCTTGGGAAACTTTATCTAATCTACTTCTAGCAACTTTATAAATATATGTTTGGTCTGTAGGTTTTTGAGCAATATAAACAAATGGCACGACAGTTTGTTCACCATTAATGATGAATTCACTATATCGATTATAATACGGATATGCCATTAATTAAGTTTTAATTTTGCAACATATGCTAATGTTTTATCTGGATTATTCCAAGTTGTTTTGTCTGAGTTAGCCAACACTCTTCCCAATCCTGTGATTACTTCAGTTTGGCTTGCCGTTGGAGAAGTTGATTTTTCAAACGTGAATAATCTTTTCTTTGTTGGGAATGGTGTATATTTTATAAAGTTTTGTAATTTACCTTTTTCAAGATTTTCAAGGAACGCAGTTGTTACAGCGTTTTCATTAGCAAATTGTGGTTTAGCAACTCCAATCCAATAAGCATCAAATTGTGCCGAAACATCTTGACTTCCATTATCAAGAATATCCTTATTGTTAATTATATTATTAATCATCGCGTCTTTAAAGGTTTGATACTTTTTATCATCCAATATTTCTGGTGATAAAATCATATACATTCTTCTAAAGGCATAGTTTTGAGGAGTTCCGTCACCATTTGTAATAGTTTGTCCAAAATCACCCTGAGTAAATGGTATAAACACAACACGTTTTATGTACTTTTCGTAAGTGGTTTGTTCCGCAATATCACCATATAAACCAATACCTGTATACGGTACCGAGTTGTAATTGAATGTGCTGGCGGTAATTAATAGTCCATAGTATTCACTAATATTACGTCCAATCTTTCTAATATCATTTTGAATCTCAGTGAATGTATCTGCCGCTTCTGTTTTATTATAAACATTCGCAGTCCCACTAATATCATAAATCACAACATTACCGTTCTTTTCTTGTAAACCATCCGTACCTGTTGTTGGTCCTGATTTGTATAAAGGTATTACATTTGCTCTTGTAAGGTATTGAATATATGTTTGTTGTTGATTAACAAGTTCTTGACTTAACTGAGTCACAGCGTTTTGATATGTACTTGTTTTATTAGTAACAAAGTTTTTTAGGTTCATTGTTAATTGTCTAATTACCTTAGGACTAAAACCTTTATTGTTAGACATAAAATTAATAAACCTATCTTGAGTAGTTGAGTCGGTACTTTCAATATTCACAATATAATCCGCAAAAACATTATTAACAACTTGTTGGACATTATTAGGTTTTCCTATTAAAAGCACTTCTTTACTTGTATCCACCAAGAATATTCCTTTTGTATAATTTCTATCACAAGTTAAATTCTGTAACATTGCGTTGTTATATTGTTTAACACATTCTTTACTCTTATTAACATAGTTTTGGAAATATGTTTGGGTTTGTGCAACAAGATTATCCATATACTTTTGATAACTTGTTGTTCCTGTTGTACCTGAAGTCGATAATATATCACCAATAGTCGCCTCATTAGTTTGTGGGTTGTTGTCTTGTGTTTGGTTAACAGTTGCCGCTGGTGGTTGAGCTCCAATAGAACTCAAGAAATCTTTATCAACAACTTTATAACTCAAGTCTGTTGCGTCGGCTCTTTCATCATACATTTCAGTATTAGCATAATAGTTGAAAGTTAATGCATTCTGTAATTTATCAACAGATTCTTTTAATCCACTTCCTCCAACAAAATTAAATGTCATTGTTACGTTAGCAATCATTGGTTGAATACCAATACCTTCGGGATTAATGTCTAAGTCTTCATAGGTAAGTCCTAACGATACCGGAATTATTTTTGTGTTATAGAAATCACCAACCCTTAATACTAAAACAGGTGGTGCACCAAACGCTGTATTAGTCGCATTATTATATTGAAGTTCGTTTGTTTGACCTACTGTTTTAATTGTTGGAATAGTGTCTCCAGGTCTCATGCATTGTTGAAGGAAAGTCAATCTTGTGTTCAATCCTTCAGGTGTCATTGAGTGGAATGCCGGTTGAAAAAACTTCAATTTATCTTTCAAGTTATCATAAACCATTGGGGTTTCTTCTTTAATTGCCTCAAAGTAATTACACTCAGACAATAATGACCTTAACACTCTCTTTGTAATGTTATCTTTCTCAACCCACTTCTCTTCAATTTTTTGAACTGTTGTTGTTACAGGTGTAACTGTTCCAACTATTTGATTAGCCAAGTTTGGTTGTGGTTGTTGTTGTGTTATCGATGCTGATGGTTGAGCTGGTGGTTGTGTTAATTTTGATGTGTTTACATTAATATACGCTCTTCTACAAGCCATGGCTGTTGTTGTATAAATTTCATGTGAAGCCGCTAATGTGTCCCCACCTTTTGCTTTTGGGTTAGCATCAGTACAACTTACTGTTGTACCATTTTCAAACTTTTTATCTTGGTCATTATATTTCATGACACTTGCCGTTTCACCAGAAGCGGTTCCTGACAAAAGAAACAACCTTCTTGGTGAACTGTTGAAATATGGTGCAGTATTTGGGTTCGTTGTGAAATATTGTATTGCAGCATTAATTCTTCTCTTAGATAATTCTACATTATAGGCAACTGTCGCAGGAGCAGAACAACTAGAGTCAATCGATATTGAGACAGTTCCATCATTGTTTTTTAAAGCTTTTCCAATTTCTTCACACAGTTTTTGAATTTGATTGTAGTTTGGTTCAACTACCGATTTGAAGAACGATTGAGTTAACGCAGCAGTGTCTTGTTTTGTATAACTTCCACTTAATACGTTGCCACTGTATGCCGCATATTCTGAAGTAAAGTTTGGAACATTGTCACCTTTTTTAGGTATATCATTATCAAAATAGAACCCAATGTTAGTTGAGTTTGGTATTATAACCGGTGTGTTACTTGGACTGATAGGTTGCGTTTTGGGTCCTGATTTTGCACCTGATTGGATTGTTTCAACCGCATACGTCATTTGTTCCTTAGTCATCTCTTTAGATGAAATCATTTGTTGTAATTGAAACAAATCGTTAGGGTTGATTGTATAATATTTTTTGGCTAACTCATATAAGTCGTAGGTTCTGCATCCCGCAAAGAATGAGTCAATAATACTATCAATTCTCGGTCTGTTGGTTTCATTCTTAAGAACTTTATCGACCAATAGATTTAATACCGAAGGATGGTCTACAACTATTTTCCAAGTTAAACTTCCAGTTCTATTTGTATTGTTGTATGTGTAAATGGGTTCGGGTCTACCTATGAAAGAAGTATCTTTCCAGTTAGTACTTACGTTCTCACTAAACGTTAAACCATACGGAGGGAACCACATAACTCTACCACCATTAGGTCCTCTTTCACATATCGCCAAATCTGAAACAGAAAAACCAGGAGTATTAGATGTTCTCCAAGCTAAATTCTCAATTGAAAACATATATTTCTTGGCATAAGAGTTATTGGTTGTACCAATAAGATTTGTAGAGTCTTGACCTCCCTCTTGTTTGTTTGGATAGATATTCAAGTTCCATGTCTTATCCATTACCGAATAAGAAAACTTTCTGCCTTCAGTTGTCATTCCATTTCTTTTTTGAAGGTCATTGTATTGTAAATAAGGAACGTCTTTAGTGAAGATACGACAGTACTCTGTTCCTACTTCTTGTCCAATTGAACCAATGTACTTAAGAACTTTTGAACCCTTTGTAATCTCTTTATATCCATCATGAAAGACCTTACTAACTTGGTCAATAGCATTACCTACGTGTTGTAATCTTCTTCCGCCCGCTGGTTGACTATTAATTAATCTTTGGGTATCATCAAGAATTGAACCTTCTCTATATGTTTGATTTGTTGATTCAGTCTTGTCGTATGATGATGGTTTGAAATCTTCGTCCTGTCTAATAATTTCCCCACCTATACCAACATACTTACCAGCGTTGCCCTTATATTTTGGTGAAACCCATGTGAATCCACCTTCAACACCACCACCATTACCATAGGTAGGTCCGTTAGCACCAAGTTTACTTTCCTTATCAGGACCCTCATATAATGCCGCAAGTTCGTTTGGACCATAAACAGGTGATTGAACCTCTTGTCCAAACTGATTTACCGGTATATCACCACCCGGTGAGAATACTCTTGATGGGTCTGATGTTCTTGAGCCAACATAAAAATTACTGTTGTCGGTTGTAGAACCTACTAAAGCTCCAGCAACTCTATCAAATAAAGTTCTGTCGTAACTCGGCTTATACTTGTTATAGTCAATGTTACCGAATAGTCTCGACTTTTGACCGCCACCTGTATTGTTTAAGAATAACTGTGAACCTGTTTTATCACCACCCAATAGTCTACTGAATGATTTACCAACAGATGTTTTAAGGAACGCAGAACTTAATTGTTGTATTGTTGTTGGTTGACCTGAATTGATACTAGCATCGAAGTATGAACCAGGGATTGTAGATGTTGGGATAGTACTGCCCGCAAGTCTTAAAGCAAAGTCGGTTGCCGCAAGTATTGGGTTAGACGGCATTGTAATAGTGTAGTTAGGTTCAATTAAAGGAACTCTACCTGTTACTAAATTTAAAACATCTGTACCACTTCTTACATTAAATGCGTTGGCTCTACCTACAGTTTGTTGATATATTCCTGTTGCAATTCTTTCTTCAAAACCTTTTCTTAATCTTGATGCACCTAAACGAGCAAGATATGAATCAGAACTTAATAAACCATTACTACCTTGTGGGTCTGGTGTTAATAAGATTGAAACGGGTCCGTATGTCGACGGGTTAAAGTTGGGGTATGGTTGGTTGTTATAGTATCTTGAACTACCATTGGCGTCAATTGTTTCTAAATTCCCAACGAATTCTCCACTATCATATAATTGTTCACTACCGTTACCAAAGGCATTAATCTTTCTCCAATTTTTTGATTCAGGTTCAGCTTCGCTTAAAATGTTCGCATCTTGAAATCCATATTCCCCTTCATTTGATTTTGTGTTTGTGTTCCCAACAGGGTCTGGAGCTTGTAAATACCCGCCTTCATTACCCCACTTATTCAATGGATATAATTTATTGGCGAACGATGGTTCGTCAATTAGTTGGTCAGGACTATCTTGAACTGATGTATCTGATTGTATGTATTCAGTATTAAATGGAGGCGTAGGTCTATTGGGAGCCTTAAGATAAGGGGTCAAGTTTCTCGTAATGAGTTTCTTTCTAAACGCGTCTGAATTAACTAAATCTAATGGACTACCCATTCAATACTTTTATTATAAATAGGTTAATTGGTATTTTTCTGATGATGAATTACTTTGTCTTTTGGAGTTGTTTGTTTTTTTCGTCAACATATTTGTAAATCATTTCTTTGAATTTTTCTTCGTTCAAGAATCGTTCTAAATATTCTTTGCTAATACCTGGAGGGGCGTCTACCTTAAACACAACAGTACCACTATAATCAACAGTTTTAGTTACTGTAGATGTTAATGTTTGATTTTGATTTTCTTTACTAGTGAATGCATCTGTTCCACTTAAGAATAATGATTTTGATTTGGCTGTTGGTACCGATGTTCCACTTTGTTCTGCCGCTTTTTTACCAAAATTTGTTTTATCAACATAATTTTGAAACGCATCTTTTGCACTTTGTGCTATGTCACCAGCTTCAGAAGACCTAAATCTTAAATCTTTTCCTTTAAACTCTTTATAAACTGATGTACTAAATTGTTCAACAAATTTTTTAACATCTTCCCCTTGTTTTCCAAATTTACCACCCAAATCTTTTAAAACCTCACCCATTGATTTACCATTTGTTTTAACCAACTCTTTTGCAGCATCTCTAATTGAATTACTAAGTGTTTCAAACTGTTTGTTATAAATTTCTGTTTTTCCAGCTTTGTCCGATAAAATCCCTGATGGTATTGTGAGTATTTTTCTAGACGCTTCAAGATTATCTTTAACGAATGTTGTTCCTGCTGCTCCTCTTGTAATAGCTTCTTTAATTGCCGTAACGTCATTTTTAATAACATCACTTGTTTTCATACTAGCTCTGGCAATTTCTTCCATTGACTTTGGCTGATTCTTCTGTTCTTTGATTAATTTATCAAATTCATCTTGAGTTACGTCACTAAGTTTTTTAGTTTCTTGGTCACTAATCTTAACGACATAGTTACCAGACGAATCCATTTCAGATAAATTACTTAAGAATTGTTTGTCTGATTCATCTTTAAAAGTAATACTAGGACTTATGTTTGAAAGTCTCTTATCTAATTCGGAAGATGCTAAAGCGGCTTTTGATAGTGTACCACTGGCCAATCCAGCCTCTTTTTCCATTTCTTTCAAGGTTAAGATACCTTGAGGATTAATTCTAAATGATTTTGTTTTTTCGTCAAAATAAGTAAATTGTTTACCTACTTTTGCTAAACTTTCTTGTAGTGCTCCTGGGTCATTAATTGATTGATTCATTAATGCAAATGGGTCAACAAGACTTCCCGCTGAAACTCCAAGTCTTTGAAATGCCGATGCCATGTTAATTGCACTTTCAGGGTCCATCATTCTATCAGCAAAATCAAGTGCTTGACCCATATCCATCTTAAGTTGGGCCGCTCTTGCCGCCATTTTAGTCAATCCCTGAACACCACCATCAAAATTAAATTTATTAAGTGCAGATGCGTTTTGGACAACTTGTCCCATCACTTCTTTGGCGTTTAACCCTAAATCTCTTACAGTGTTTGTCGCCTCTTCTAATTGACCTCCAACAACACCAAATTGAATTCCTGCCCCTTCAAAGTTTTTAACAATACTTTCGGTGCTTTGTTCAAGGACTTGAGATGTTGCATATAATTTAGCAACACTATCGGCCGATGCTAATGTGTTTTTACCTGTAGCTTTAGCAATTTCTTGCATTGTTGCCATTGTCTGTTCAAAATCAGCTCCAAGTCTTCTCATTCTTGGTGCCGCTTCGTTCACAGCAGTCATCATCTCACTTACTCTGGCACGAGATTGTGAAAAGGCTTTAGTAAGTTCATTACCTGCCATAGTCATTTGGTCAATAGCCCCTACCCATTCGTCAGAACCAAAAGATATCGCTTTACCAAGTCCTTCATTAAATTCGTCTAAAGTTTCTTTTTTGTCTGCCATTAAGTGTTTTTCTTATAAATAGAAGAAGGACTATTTTTTTAGTCCTTCTTATGTTCTTCAACCCATTTATCTAAAAGATATTTTCTCATAAACAATGGCATATTTAAAAAATCGTTGTAAGAAATGTTCATCAGAGTACTTAAATAATAGAACTCGTCAAGTTGTCCTTTTCTATAATCAGAAGAAAGGACGAAAAAATTCCACCCCAAAACCGACGTTAACTGTCAGTCTATCTCCTGATGGGGTTGTTACTACTCTATTCATGTTTAATCTTGGTTCGTTTTCGTCCATAAATTTTCTTACGAATTTGGAATCCATGATTGGCATTTGTTCTATAAATTTAGCAATTTCACCTTTATCTTGATTTCCGTTTACCTCAACAATTTGTTTGTTTAATCTCCAAGTAACTCTTGGTGCCGTTCTTCCTTGAGGATATTGCTCCACCATTTTATTAATCTCCATTATCTCACCATAAGTCATTGGTTTTATTTTAATAGTCGCCTCTGATTTTGGTAGTGTGATAACAAACGTTCCGTCTTCTAATGGTTCTTGTCCATTAACTATTGAAAGTTCGTCTAAAATAACTGTTGTTTCAAACAGTTTTCTTGTATTAGGGTCTGTTACATTTAATGTGATTTCAGGTCCAAATGAAGTGTTTCTTAAGAAGACAAGTATTGCTTCAACGTCACCTTCTAATAAATCCTCAACTCTAATATCTGGTTCATATAATTTAGTCCTAATTAAATTAGTTGTAATATCTTCACCTCCAGATAAAAGAATGTTTTCATCAGAAGCCGTAAGATAACCTATCTTAACAGATTTTTTTTTGTTTTTATAAAAAATACCTTGGGATGGTAAAGGTACCACGTCATGAGGTAACGTAAAATTTTGTTGTGCGTAATTTGATGTTTGATTGTCCATATAAAAAAATAACCGTAAAGTTTATGTCTTTACGGTTAAATATAGTATGTATTGATTTTTTATAAATAGTATTAGTACACTAACACACAACGGTCAGGACGAAGACTTGCTGTAATATCAGCCAATGCGTCTGTTGAATACCCTAAAGAACCGAAGTCCACACTTGTTAAGAAGGTTCCATAGAGAATCCATTTTTCAACAACAACTCCTGTTGGGTCTAACATCTCCAAGTCAATGTCTTTCTTATAACCTGCGGCGTATCCCATACGACCTGTTACCGATTCTGCATGTAAACGAACCCACTCCATAAGAGCTTGAGAAGCTGAAGGACCAATTGGGTCTCTAAACTTAACAGTCATTTCATCCCAGTTGAATCTACCTGCAACGTATGTTGATGTATTTAAAAATTGTATCTCTGTTGGAGCAATTTTAATGGATGGTCTTTTCGTACTTTCTACGAACCACTCATTTATTCCTAAGCTTGAAGGAAACCTCAAGATGAATCGGTTTTGACGTTTCGGTTCGTAAGGAATCGGCATTTTCATTAGTAAATCAGCCATGTTATTATAATTTTGTTTTTTTTATTTTATATCTTATAAATATAGTCTTATCAAAAATATTTCTATTTACTTTGTGGTTAAAAATTAATATTCATTATTTATATTCTTTCTTAATTCCTCCAGCAGTAGAATAAGTTTTTACTATATTATCTGGTTTATCTTTAAAATGTTTACTTATCTTTTCTACATTCTTTAAATCATCATCTGAAAAACCTATTTTAGGTTGCTCTGGTACAAATTTATTACCTATATCTTTTTTAAGAAACGCTTTCTTATTAAGTGATGCCGCTAATCCTTTAACATAGTCCACAAACTCATCCATAGCCATAACCTTTAATTCTTCAGGACTTGCGGCACTATTGTCATTACCAAAAGAAACGGGGTGATATTTGTTAAGTTCTAAATATGACCTAATTAAATCATCATCAGACATATCTTCCTCATCAGAAAACGTCCTATATTTTTTAAGATTCTTAACTAATTGGTCTTTATCGATACCACCGAACCCGTTGATGATATAATTATAAACCGCCTCTTTTAATGTATTTGGGTTGTGACCTCTCGCAGTGATTATAGAAAAAACTGAACCGTTATTAATAGCCTCTTTAAAGTCATTAAACGCGGGACCTTTTTTAGCGGTCATTGCATCGATTAAAAAATCTTTATCACCATCGGTTCTAAAGTTTCTAAATGCATCATCAGCAAAACCAACAACAGTTTCACCCTTATAATTAAATGGTTTTTTTCCAATGTTGTGTCTATATTCTGCAAAATCATCAGTACTCATCCCAATCTCATCACCGTCTTCAGTTTTTAAAACTATCTTAGTCGGCATATGAACAATATTATCATCCCAATCGAATGCATAATATTTCATATCTGGTGTATGCTCTGATTTAAATCCCTCTACTATTCTTCTCATATTGGCTAAAAGGGGGAGATAAACTCCCCCATTTTTTTATTAGATATTTTCAAACGAAGCTCCTGTTGGAGTGATGAAGAATTCGATGTCAATGAATTCTAAAGCCTTCGTAGGTTTTAAGTAAATCTTACCTGTAAGTGTATTTCTGTCTAAGTCTTCAGGAGAAGATGAAACTGTTACACGGAAATCGTATAAACCTCTGTCTCTTCTGATAGAATCTAAAATTGGGTTAACACTGTCTAAGAATTGTTGTCTAACGATTTGGTCGTTTTGTTCGAACAATAATCTTACCGCTACCGCTGAAATCAACTTACGAGCTTGTAACAACAATCTTCTAACGTTTAATCTGTTAAGAGCTGTGTCAGCAACTTGTAAAGTTTTGTTACCCCAAATCACTGTTCCAACATCAGAGAAAGTTGCGATAGGGTTAATTCTACCTTGATACAATGTATCTCTATCTTCTTGAGTTAGTTTTTGTCTAGCTTTGATTGAATTTACAAGACCTCTTGTGTAACCCGCTGATGCGAACCAAGGGAATGCAATGTTATCTGTTAGAGCTAAGTTTCTACAAACCTCACCAGTTGCTGGTAAGTAAATTTGTGTATTGTTAACTGTATCTCTTGTTAAAATCCAAGGATAGTAAGTTGCTGTGTAGTTGGAATCAATTCCTGTATTGTCTAAGTTATCAACAGCTTCTTGAGAGTAGATAACGTCATACTGACTTGTTCCGTCTGGTGTATACATTTTATAGTCAGGAGTTGTTACGATGTAAACCGAGTCAGCTCTTGAATATTGAACCATGTTAATAGCGTCTTCACAAAGGTTTGAGTTGTTAATATAATCGATACTTGCAGTTGCAAATACATTAATATTTGTAGATTCAGGATTTGCGAATGTAAGGATACCAAGTAAGTAAGCGTAGTAGTCAGTGTTACCAAAGTCTTGAGTATTGTTTTGTACAACAATTCTCTTGAATAAACCTTCACCTGTAGCGTTTGGATATCTTGAAGAAGGATAAGCTCCTGCTAAGAAACCTGACGCACCTAATTGGAATCTGTCTTCGTTAGTTCTCCACTCTCTATAGATATCCCAACCATCAAAACCACCAGCAAAACATACTGTATATTTTCTAGCGTAAATGAAGTAGTAAGGGTTTTCTTGAGATTCTGGGTCAAATCTAAAGTCAGCAGTTCCACACTCAAACGCTGTTTCACCACTTGTTTGATAAGTGTTTGAAATTGTAACAACCGTAGCACCTGAGTCCATATGGAATCCTTTACTTTGTACATTCCAAGGAGCCGCTTCTTGTGTAGGACTTGAAATCCAATTAGATGGATTTTGTTTTCCTTTATAAGTTAAAAATGATTCATCAACGCCGTATTGAGTTGAGAAACCTAAATAAGCTCTTCTAACAATATCCCCCGCAGATTCTGTTGTATTTGCTGCCCCACCAAATGGAGGGTTTGTAATAGTTTCACCTGGGTAGAAATATTTTGTTTTGTATTGAATATATGGTGAAGGATATGAAGAAAGATTTTCATATTCTCTTTGAGTGTACCCACGGAATCCACAAGGTATTGCATCTATAGGAGCCGTTGGTGATAATTCAACCATAACATATTTTGAAAGTAATGCGTATTCACCGTTAGATGTACCAATCTTAACACCAATAAAGTTGTTAGAAGCTGGGTCCATATTACAGTTAGTGAATTTTTCGATAACCACTGGATTAGCATCAGTATCATAGAAATTTCTAACTAATACGTCAAAAGACATATTATTAAAAGAAAGATTTGCAATTGAAACTTTAACCTCCATATTTGCAGCATCTCCATCGGAGATTGAAATGAATTTGAATAAGTTGTAAACTTTATTACCTCTTAATTCAGAAACCAAGAAAGGTGTTTCAGGAGATTGGTATTTCTCTAAACTATATGCAATAGATGTGTTATTTTCACTTCTAGCATCTTCAAGTTCAATTAAAGTAGAATTTAATCCTCTAATGTAACCTTTTTGATAAGCAATATTTAATGATGCTTGATAAGACTCCTCAACAAACAAAGGTACAGAAAATCTATCTTTTCCAAAATTATCAACTCCAAAAACTTTAGTTAAGTATTTTGAAGATGAAGCAGCTAATGAAGTTTCAAGTTGGAAAGTTGTTCTTTGTCCTGTATTAAAGTCAGCTTTAGTAATACCAGAAACTATGAATGTTCCATAAGGATTTTTACTTACACCTGAATACGCTCCATCAGTTACCAAACTTACATCTGTTATACCAGTAACTTGATAGATAGGACCGTGATTTGGTGAAGAAACGTTGTTTGTATATTCAGAAATACCTCTTGAACGTAATGTTGCAACAACCATGTTGTTGTATTCAGTATAAGCAAATCCTGAGAAAGTATAAATTGTACCAGATATTGTTCCAACAAACGCATCACTTGTAGCACCTGAAGATAGTGAATTAACGATATAATCAAAAGAATATCCTGAATAATTATCTCCAGTATAACCTGTGAACGTTGCATAATACCAAGGGTCGTTAGAACCCGAACTTAAATCGTTATATTCAATATTACAATTTCCTGGTACACCAAAAACGTTATTAATATTTTGATATGTTGTTGCCAACGAATACCAATCACCGTTAGGTATTGAACCATAAATCACAGAAGTGTTACCCGAAGAACCTGAAGTATCCCAAATACCACTAAGATATGTGTTAAAGTCTGCCTGATAAGTTGATGTACTTCCATCACTTAATCTATATTGTGTTGTATAATCTTGTTGAATTGAAACAGGTAACGCCGAAGTATTAACTGTTACAGTATTTGCAGAATTACTACCTGTAAATGATGCGGTAAATGGAACACCAACTGAAGACGTAAGTCCAATAGTTAAAGGGTCAACATTCGCAGTTACAGTAATACTCCAAGATGGACCCGCGTCATATCCTGATAAACCTAATACTCTTGTTACGAATAATTGGTTTGATTGTTGTAAGTAAGATTTTGCGATATACGCAGCTTCATACTTGGGGATTTGTGTGTTCACGAATTTCACTGGTTCTGTACCACCGAAATAGGCTTGGAACTCATCATAGTTAGTTATAAAAATCGGTTCGAAAGCGGGACCTTTCAATGTTTCCCCAACTACCCCTAAAGTCGTAACACCCACGCTTTGGGCTACGAACGATAAGTCCGTTTCAGAAGTGTATACACCAGGTGAAACGTACACCTTTTTGTTTGCTTGTGCTGTTGCCATTATTAATTAATTCTATTGCAGATTTATTTTAATGATAAATATTCATTACTAACACAAAAAACTTGACTTTTAGATATGTATTTGTAAACGGTATGATTTTATTCTGCCTTTTTTCTACCTATGAAAACAAAGAAAGAAATAAAGAACTTAAAGATATCACCTGAATCACACGAGGTATTAAAAAAATACTGTGATAAACGTGGAATTAAGATTTACAAATTTGTTGAAAATTTAATTATGGAAAAGTGTAAGGAAAAGAAAGATATCTATGGTGAGGGTTAAACTAACTTACTATCGAAGATAATTTTGGCCTCATAACTATAATCGTTTTTGAATGCTTGAATTCTCAAAGTATCATTAGTTGTGATTTGAATTAGATTAACATCACTACCATAATAATCATTATTAATATACACATCGTAACTCGCAATGTTTTCCGTCCCGACTAAAACCATATTAGCGGTATAATCGATAACATCAACTAAAGTTGTGTTCCCTACAACAAATAAAAAGTTGTTCACAATTTCATCAGGGTTCTCAGGAAATTGTTTTCTTTTTTTATTCAACACTCTTGTATCAAGTTCAAATAATTGTGTGACCCTTTGAATTGCGGGCTTAACTTCAAACTCTTCCTCATCAATAAGATAACCCAACATTGTGAAGTCATAACTTTGAATATAATATTTTCTCGACTCCAAAGTCATTTGAGATTCATCCGAAACATTATTCATAACGATTGGAACGTATTGGCCTTTAATAAATGTGTAAGCCTGTCTTGATGAAAACTTCTGCATTACAATCTTGTTAAGTTGATTCAACTCTCTCATTCTATTACAAATAATTTTCACACTATAATTGATATCAACAGGAACTGGTTGAGGTATTGTGTAAATGTCCATACCTTGTTCATTACCATTCCATGTTGGGACAGATGCATAATAAAATTGTTTTCTGTTTGGAATTGTATATTGAAGTGACGGGTTTGTCCCGTACTTTACTTCAGGGCTTCTAACAACCGTGATAAATGGTGGGGTTGGATTGTAATCCAAATCAACAAACAAAGCGGTTTCAACGTATTGAGACCAGTTTTGTGTTGTAATAATAATGTCAACCATCGGAACAATTTTTCCGGCAGTAACAACTTTTAAATCTTCTTTAACAAAATCTAACATACCTCTATCCAAATCAGCATGTAATACCGACTTAGGTAAATAAGTTCCGTCTTTGTTGATGTACTCTAATAATTGTTCTCTACGAGCGTGTAAAGTTTTCTTAGGTACTAACGGTAGTGTTGGTTTAACTTGTTTTGGAAACGCCATTATATTCCTCTAAATTCATTTTCACTTACCCATGTTGCTGTAACCGTTCTGTAGAATGGTTTGTATCCACCATAAGTGTGTTTATTGTCGGACTTAACAAGACCGTCATCAATTACTGTGTAATATCTAACCCTGTCTTCAGTCTCATAGTATCCAATATAATCCCCCACAAAAACATTAACCTGAAGGTCTTCCAATGTTTTTTGGTAAATTGAAAACTTCATATTACCTGGCTCATTTTGTGCAACCTTAGAATTACCCAAATTCTTATTGGAAGGCGCCATAATCTGTACCAACCCTTTCAACTCAACAGGAGCCAAGAATTGTATACCATCTTCCAATACCTCACCATAAACATCATCCGTTTTAGTTTTGTATCTATCAATTCTATAAAGAATTATTGTAAAGTTCATATCACCTAACAACCACTCCTCACCCATACCAATATCCAACGTATAATCCTCTCCACCGAAGAACTTACCTAAACGAGTAATAGGGACTAATTTTTCCATATTGATAAATACTTTAATTATAACTATATTTAACTCAAAGATTATTCTGAAATAATGGAATTAAGTTTAGAGTCAAAAGCAATGTCCTTATTGGATAACTATGAAGGTCCCAACAACTACATTCTTGAGCTTAAAAGGAAGTCACGGTTGAATAAGAGATTTTATCCTACAAGGAGTCAATCTGAATATATTATAAACAATCACGACAAGCCACCTAAAGTAGCCAAGAAGTGGGTGATACTTGATGCTTATTTTGCTCAGAGACTGGCTGACGATAAATTATACACCACAATACCTGAAAAAGTTTGGGTGGAGAAGTTGTTGGCAGAAAAGGAAAAGGCGTTTCACATTTGGGGAAAAGTTTTTGAGAGAGAAGAACTCCACGACTTTTGGTTACCTAAAGCCGCGGTCATTAAAGATAATACAGTAAAAGACGTTGTTATTAGTTATGAAAAATATTCTCACAGACCACCACTATCTCATCAAAAAGAGGCAATTCAAAAACTTGTTGAGAATAAGAAGTATATCTTGGCTGATGATATGGGTCTTGGTAAGACTACATCAACTATAATTGCGGCACTTGAAAGTGGGTCCAAAAAAGTTTTGATTGTTTGTCCTGCGAGTTTGAAGATAAACTGGCAAAGAGAAATTGCAAACTACACAGACAGAAGTGTTTATATTTCTGAAGGAAAGAACTTCAGTAAAGAACACGACTTTGTTATTATAAATTACGATATTATTAAAAATTTTCATAATGTTAAAAAGAAATCTGATTCGCAAATTCTTGGAGCCGATTTTGATTTGGTTGTCGTTGATGAAGCACACTATATTAAAAACGGTCAAGCACAAAGAACAAAACTAATCAACGACCTTGTAAAGAAAGTTGATAGACTTTGGTTGTTAACAGGTACACCAATGACTTCAAGACCGATGGATTATTTTAACTTATTAAGTTTAGTTGATTCACCCGTAGCCAAAAACTGGATGGCATACGCCATCAGATATTGTAGTGGATATCAGTTCAATGCTGGTGGTAGAAAGATATGGAACGTTACAGGTGCCAGTAATCTTGAAGAGTTAAGAGATAGGACTGCGGGTCTTACCTTAAGACGATTAAAGGAAGATGTTTTAGATTTACCTGATAAGATTATCACACCAGTATACCTTAGATTAAAGTCGAAAGCATATGAAGATATTATGGGTGAATATTATGATTGGTATGATAAGAACCCCGACGAATCAAAATCACTTACCGTTCAGTTCACCAAGTTAACCAAGATACGACAAGTAATTGCCGATGAGAAGATTAGTCAAACAATTGAGTTGGCCGAAAACATCGTTGAGCAAGGAAAGAAAGTTATTATATTCTGTAACTTCACAGACTCACTATCTAAGATATGTGAACACTTTGGAAAGGCGGCGGTTAGAGTCGATGGCTCAACACCAAAGCACGAAAGACAAAACTCGGTTGACCAATTCCAAGACAATGAAAAAATAAAAGTGTTTGTTGGTAACATCAAAGCAGCCGGTGTTGGTTTAACATTAACCGCCGCTGAAGCTGTTATTATGAATGACCTATCATTTCTACCATCAGACCACTCACAAGCCGAAGACCGTGCCTACAGATACGGTCAAAAGAACAATGTATTAGTTTACTACCCCATATTCGAAAACACAATCGAAGGAATTATCTACGACATCTTAAATAATAAAAAACAAGTGATTGCCACAGTTATGGGGGACAATCAAAACACGACAGATGCTGCGGAGGAAATTCTAAAGAGAATTCAAGAAATGCGTCGTTAAACGAAAAACGGATTATTTATTATAAGATAGTCCAATAATATGAACAAAATAGAAGAGAAAATTCAACTTACAGAAAATAAGATAATTGAATCAAAAGTTGAAGAACAAGCCAATCAGTTAATAACTGAAATGAAAAAAATTGGAATAGAAAAATTACCCTATTCCTATTCCGCCCTCAAACAATTCATTGACGCAGAGACAATGAACTTTCACTACAACAAACACTATAAAGGTTATGTAGACAAGTTAAACAGTGCTTTATCAAAGAAAGAATATGGGGATGTAGAGTTAGAACAAATTATCAAAACGATAAGTAGGTTTGATAAATCAATTAGAAACAACGCAGGTGGGGCATTTAACCACGCACTGTTTTGGAATATGTTGACCCCAACTCCAAAGAAATTAGAAGGAGACCTTTACAAGAAAATTATAAAAGACTTTGGAAGTTTTCCTACCTTTAAGAAAAAGTTTGAAGCAGTTGCTAAAGACAGATTTGGTTCAGGTTGGGTATGGTTAGTATTAACAACAAGAAATACTTTGAAAATAATGTCGACACCTAATCAAGACAATCCATTAATGAATGTTATTGAGAACGGTGGGTTTCCACTTTTAGGATTAGACTTATGGGAACATGCATATTATTTAAAATACAGAAACAAAAGAGACGAATATATTGCAAACTTTTGGAAAGTTGTGAACTGGGATTTTGTAACCAAGATGTACAAAATGAAGACCAAGACAAAATTAACTGAGTCTACAGAATTAAAAAAACTTATGTCTGAAGCAAAATCAGAAGCATGTTCACCTGAAGAAACTGATTTTTATAGAAAGTTATTCAACACACACAAAGATATTGAATCAAGATATAGAGCCGGAATCGAAAGAATATTAATTGAGGTCTTTAGTGACCTATATGTTTCCAATCCACCTAAGGGTGAATTACCGGGGATATTCAATTTAGAAAATGAAGGAAGGTCTGTTATTAATAAATTAAACACAAACTACACAACGTTCTGTATTTTACTTAGCGACATCAACCAAGTTATTAAAACAATAGAAGGTAAAAAACCAATTGTATTTAAAGGTAAAAACCCTAACGAACAACTTAAAGAAGTTGAAAGATTTGTTAACGCTTTAGACCATTTTAAATATAAAATTTTTGATACTAAAAGTTCAACGTTTGTTAACATAATGAAGACTCTTGAAGAGAAAAACGCTATGGGGGATAAGAGAGAAGAAATAACAGCAGCCATATTAAGAAGATATTTTGGTAAAGATGTTAAGATAGAACAAATTGGTAAACTTGGTAGTAAAGAAGATGCATTATCAGGAATTGATTTGAAATTGACAAGTGGAGGCAAGACAGAAACTGCACAAGTTAAACCATTCAAAGTTAAAATAGTTGACGAAGAAAAAGGAACTATTACACTTCTTGGTACTGGTAAGGTTAAGTATTATAGTACCGATTTATTGATATTCCAAAAAGGAAAAAACGTTTTAATTTTTAACAAAAAACCTAAGATATTTAATGGTAATTATGTGTTTCCAATCGATGCTTTAAAGTTAAACATCGAATAAACGTTTTGATGATATTTATTTGATATGGCAGTAATTCCAGAACCAGAAAGGTCAAAAATATACACGAGAATTAAACACCTGTTAGGTGCTCCTTTGAGAAGTGTAGAAGTCGAAGATGAAATGATGGATTCTTTGATGGAATTATCTATTCAAGATTATGAAGAATACATTTTACAATGGTTAATTGATAGTCAATGGGTTAACCTTGTTAACTTAAACATGTCTGAAAAATCTGTTGCAAAGGCGTTGGTTACAAGAACAATGGATTTTGAACAACAGTTCGCATATTCATATTCAAAAATTGTTGGACTTCAAACTATGGGTCCGTGGGTATTAAAGAAAGATTATTTTATATTAAGTGCTAACACACAAAACTATGAAATCCCCGCAGGTCGTGAGGTTAATGAACTTTTATGGTTTAGCAATCAAGCTTGGACCGCATTTGGTTTGGGCGGATTTGCTGGTGTTGGCGGTGGTGTAGGTCTTGGTGCTGACCAAGCAGGATTTGCTCAAATGGGTAATCAAGGTTCTTATTATATGATGTCGGGTTTTGATTATTTAATCAGAATGCAAGAAGCCAATATCCTAAATAGAATTTTAGGTGGTTCATTAACTTACAGAATTACAGGTTTACCTGATGGTAAAAAGAATATTTTCTTATACAATACACCTGGTGGAAAATTTAACTGGAATCAATATAGTGGTTACGTTGGAAAAGCAGTATGGTATTGGTATTATGATGTAGGTCCTGATGACAGGGCGGCTTGTCTTAAGGCAAACAAAGATGTTATTAAACTTCCAACAGATGTTCCATTAGAAGAACTATCGTGGGAAGAATTAAATGTTCCGGGAAAACAATGGGTTAGAAGATGGTTCACAGCTTATGTAAAAGAAACATTAGCAAGAGTAAGAGGTAAGTATAGTGGTAATTTAAAAACACCAGACTCTGAAATTACAATGGACTACACAAGTTTATTAACAGAAGCTAAAGACGAAAAATCTAAACTATTAGAAGAATTAACAGGTGCTGAAGGTTGGTTAACAAGATTAAGACCTGAAAAAGTAATGGAAAGAGAAGCCCAAATTGCTGAAAACCTAAACAAACAAATGAAATTTAGAGCAATGCCTCGTCAAATTTACGTAATCTAATTTTATGGCAATAGTAAGAACAATACCCTCAAGAAGGATTATCAACGGGATGCAAATCACCACATCAGAAATCTCAATGGTTTCGGAGTTGGATTATCGCACAAACGGTGAAGAGTGTGTTATTGTAACAGGCATACCATTTTCAGTTGTGGTTCTTGATTCAAGAACAACCGACCACGTTGTAGTTAAGTCTATGACACACCTCACAATCAGACCTGATGTAGGTAAGATTGATGAGGATTATGACGAAATAGTAATGGACAGATATGCCTGTGTTGAGTTTAGATTTGTTGGTGGTACATGGTACATCTTATCATCAGACGGTTTGAAGAATTCCTAATTTTTCTTTCCAACCCTCTTCAGCTAAATCATACATATAATCAGATTTCAAACCTCTTTTTTCCCAATAACGTAATTCAGGTTCGGTTATATCCATAACATCTTTTTGTAAATCATCTTGGTCACCTTCACCTAACGGATGTCCGTTTATTAACTCACACTGAGATGTTGTAAAAATTCCTCTATCCTGTGGATTATCAACAATCAAATGATTTCTAACTTCATCTTGGAATACAACCATCAACGGTTCAATTCTTTTGTTGAATGTTGTTATCGCTCTTGGAACATTATAATCACCTGTTAAATCAGGGTCTTTCTCCAAAATATCTTTATCCAACATATAACAATTAATCATAACGCCATCAGTGATTGGTTTAGATTTAGGGTCATTATATTGATTAACTAAATTCGTATCTTTAATTTGTTTTGCAGTCATCTTCTGAACATCACCCTGAGACGCCTTGGTACCGTTATTAACATACATAATAACATCTCCCAAGTTCACATTTAATTTTTCTTTAATTGCCAATTCCATATGAGCCATTCTACTCATACTATTACCCGCTTTAGTTTTGGTATTTAATCTTTTAGAATAATCCTCAAGGGTTAATTTAACCTTTGCTCTTTGGGCGATTTTACTCAATGGAATTTTCTTATCATAAATGATTTGTAGATACTCATAATAGTATTCTACGAACGCCTTACCATTACCTTCCAATAACATTTTAATACCTTTATCCAAGAACGCCTCAATATACAATGGAAGTTTCTTTGACTTAATACTATTACCGGTTAACTTAATCTTACCCTTGGAGTCCATAACAGCATAGTTCTTACGAGCCAAGTTAATACAAGACGGCCACACCCCATCGGTATCAAGAGCCATCTCACCTCTCATAAAGATATCATTATACTCTGCAACATCGGCCTCAGGACCATAATATTCTTTACCCAACACTACCTTCCAATTCAATCCACGACCAACATAAACTCGGTCTTTGGCATCATCAGGAGTAGAGAAGTTCACACCATCCGTATCCATTACCAACGGAACATAACCCTTAGTCATAAAGAACTTAATCATTTGACGAAGGTATTGCCTACCCGTACAAGTAATTTGTTCTCCCATATACATGTCACCCCACGCATACACCTGAGGTGCAGACAAGGCTCCGAACATCGAGTTAATAAAAATCTTAATCGGTAATTGTTTGTTACCATATGATTCGGACTTCTTACGGTCGATGTTATAAAACTCTTCAGCAAGTTGTTTGTATTTGATACGGGTGTTACGGAAGTAACTTAACATACCTTTCATTGCACCTGTTACATCACAGTCGGGGAACACATCGTGTACGAGCTGAATAGAGGGGTATAGAGACGAAAAGTCGAGCTTTAATACATTCTTACTATAACCAACCTTAAGTAGTCGAGAAAGACCTCCTACGAAGTCTGTCTTGGATTCTTTTGCTGGTATTGCAAGTCCGTGTTTATGAGACCACGCCAACATTAACATCTTCCATAATGTTGCGGTACCCATTGTTGATACTCTCTCATAAGTTGTTGGAATCATTGCAGCAAGCAAGAACGAACCTTGGTTAAACTCTTGGTCAACTTTTAATGTTTCATCCAAGTCATCGTCAAGATATCTCTCAACAATATTATCTCCTGTTGTCTTAATATAAACGTCAGTTCTTTTTTCACAAACTTCATCAATCTTTGGGTCAACTTTCGCCTTTCTATATTTACCGTTTTGTATATTCAACCAATAATCTTCTTTGTTAGTATACATTTTACCAATGTTCTCGTGGTCGATATACACACGGTCAGGAGCTTCAGCATTAATAAATTTTGTAATATACTTTAAACCCGCAGCTTTGATGCTTGAATTAATCGCTTGAGCTCTACGAACAGCATGGATAATATCAATTACGTTATAACCCCAAATGGATGTCTGAACATATTCCTCCACCTCATTGGCAAGTTTTAACATACTATCCTTTCTTGTGAATGAATGTTCGGGGTGTAACGACTTACATATCTTCTTTGGGTCGATACCTAAGATTCTACATCTTTCGAATATCCAATGCCAGTCGAAGTTCGCTGAGTTATACCCACCAATAATACTTGGTTTGATTTCGTTAATAATCTTAAAGAATTCTATGATGGCACCCATCTCTTGGGACTCATCCATACATTCGATAACCTTGTGGTAACCCTTATTTGTTTTAATTCCAATCATGAATATACGACCATCCTTTGGGTCAAGGGCTGTCGTTTCTAAGTCATATACAAGTCGAGTCACTTCTTCGTAGTTCTCAAAACCTTTGAATAGTCTTTTTTCTTTGGAAATTAAATATTGTTCCACAGGAGGTAGAATCATCACCTTATCCTTTGTCCTGTCTCCCCACGGGTCGCAACCACCATCTCTAAAGAACTGAATAAGTTCTCTATAACCTTTAAGGGATTTAACCATGTAGGTCATACCTTTTTCTAATCTCTCGTTACCGTGAGTTTCTAATTTGTCTATGACGATACCGTGTTTGGTCATCGCCTCTTTCTGTAATGCCTTGGAATCATTATAGAACTTAATACCACGTAAATCACCCACCCACGCAAATGGGGTAAACGTATCTTTACGTATTTCTTTTCCTTTACCAGGGATTTCTTTGATTTTGTAAATGCAGTTTTCGCGATAGTCGTACTCGATGGCGACAATAAATTCTTCGGGGTCGTTTCCGTGTAGGAACGATTCAATCTCTTCGTCAGATATCATAATATATTTTTTAAAGTGGTGTATTAGCTTTCACGATATGTGAAATTTACCTTCTTTAATAAATATAAAAATTAGTTTGGATTAATCAAATTAACAACACGCAGTTTCAGAAATAAAACTATCTTGGATATTAATATACAAGTCTTCTCTGATAGGTAAAATTAAATTACCCTCATCATTTTTAATTAAAAATTGACCTTGATATCTGCCAGGTGTATTTGTATCCCTTTCATTAAATTGATAATAAATATAATATTCTGTTGGTGCCCCGTCTTCTGCAAAGATAAGGGGGACAATATAACACGGAGCAGAAACAATTTTTGGAATACCGTTGTAAACATCAACCATTGAAAAGAAAATAGTCGATACTTCCAAATCTTGCATTAGTTGGATATAGCCAGCTCTTCCGTCTTTAACAACCTGCATTTTTAAAACAGGTAGGGTCGCATTCTTCTTGATATAAAATTCCATAACAATAAATATATTGTTATGACTCTTTACGAAGACCCCCGTCATAATGTTCGAATCTATTATGTTCAGTTGGGGTTAAAAGTAGTAATCCAGGATATAATTCCTCTTTTTTAACTAACTGATACATATGACTCATCCATGTTTGTTCGAATGGGTGTGCCCATGTCACATCTAAAAACATCTTTTGGTTTCCAGGTCTACTAACAAGTTGTGGCCAATTACAGTAATAAACTTCACCAACTGAGTAAGGTAATCCTTTGTGGGATAAGACATTACTATAAACTGTTTTTGGTGCATTTGGGTCTAACCCTTGAACAGGTAATCTGTTTTTACCTGGCCAAAATTCTTCTCTAACATGTTGAGGTACATTATACCAAGCCCATTGGGTTCCATTATCTCCGTAAAATTCTGAGTAATTAAGTTTTAAGAAATCAAAATTTTCTTTTTTCATAACCTCTAATGACTTGGTGTATAGGTTTGGGACATATCTATTAAACCCATTTCTACAAACCCCTTCATTTGGAAAGAAAAACATATCATCTTCAAAGAATAAATAATAATCTAAATCTGTTGTATCAAAATGTTCGGCAATAAATTGTCTTCCACCACATATTCCTAAATTATCTTTTTTGATATGAGTAAAGTTATGTTCTTCGCAAAGTTTAGCGTATTCTTCAAAGGTAGATTCGTCAGAAGAGTTATCTAATAAAAACTTTTCAGTTTTAAGTAAGTAATCTTTATCATACTCAGTCATTGATTTAATTAAAGTTCTAAATTGATTTGGGCTGTTAAATGTTATAACATATAGACCAACTTTATTGGTGTCCAAATTATTTGTTACAACAACCTTACTTTCATTTTTAGTTTTAAGGGTATCATTTTTTAAATCCTCAAAAAACTTACCAATTAAACCATTTGATTCAATATCAAAATAATTTATAATATCAGAATGTTTATAACACATAATACTGAAAATAGATTCCTCAGTACCCATATATCCCTCATCTAAGGTTGTCTTTAATAATGAATAGTAAATTCCATTAATATCACTAATAGAATCTTTAGGACCACCAAAGAAACCACCTCTAGCAACTTTTGTTACCTTATCTCCAGCAATTGAATTTAATTTATTATATTCAAATCCATGAATTTCAGTTTCAGCATCATAAGGGAAACAAATGAATGAAAATTTAGAAATATGTTTAGATAATTTATCTAAAACTTTATCGTGAGTAAAGTAACCAGGGTGAACGGTATTTGTTAAACCACCATCAATCCAAAACAAATATTCCGAATTGAATTGGTCCATGATTTTAGCGTCGTTAAGTAAAAATACTTTAGACATTACAAGAGGATTGTAATTTTCCAATCTTGCTTGTGTTGATTCTTTTAACCAACCAACTTGGTTTGACCAAGATTCATTAGTTCTTATTTTTTGAATCATATCAAAAAACTCATTGTTTCTAAACCAATCTAATGGTCTTGTAATAAATTGAGTGTTTTCTCTACTTCTTTTACTAAAGACAAAATCTTTTAATTCTTCTTCTCCAAAAATTATCATGTTGGTATCCACCTCTAATAATTGAGAAAATTTATCCAAATAATGTTGGAATGGTCTTGACCATCCTTCCTGTAATTCATCTCTACCGATATTCCATATACCGGTTACTAAAGTTATTTTACTCATAAATTCTATTAAATTCTTCTAATATTTTATAAAAACTTTTATTTTGTTCGAACATCTCGTCCGATACTCCTGAAGGGGAGTTACCTTTATACCACCATATATCAAAATGTTTTCTTACAAATAAATCTCTATGATTTACGTGCATCAAACTCATTATTTGTTCTTCGTGAGGTAATCCCTCATCTTCAGTTAATACATTCTCAATATAACTTTCAAACATACTAACTATAGTATCCCACTTATCTCTGTGACCACCAAACATACCACCAATAATGTGAATACTTCTATCATACTCAGTATACCATTTTGGGTTCACAGTTCCTGACCAATAGTTCCTATCATTCTCTTTACCTAAAATTAAAAATTTGTCACCAGTATCTTCAATCAAATTTTTCAAAAAATCATTACTAAATAAACTACTTTCATAATATCTTGCTTGAGGATGTTCGCCAAGTAAATATTTTGGTGGAATTAACCCACAATGAGAAAATCCTGCATCAATCCAATAATAGTAATCATAAGATTTATCCTCATTCCACCACCAATGAAACTTAGAGTATTGAATCTCAACACATCTATCCCCTTGTTTAATTTGGTCTATATTTTTTCTTTTACTAATTAAATCTTTAAATTTAGTATCACTAATATTAAAAATTTGAAACTTTAATTTTTCTTCTGAAATTTTATTATCTGTATAGAAAAATTCTTTTAATGATTCTATTTCTCTATCTGACGTATAACATAAAAAATCAGCATCCGTCATTTTTAATAATGACAATAAACTATATCTATAATGACCATTTCTACCTGTTCTACCACCTAATTCTGTTCCGTGTAAATCACTATAAATCGATGTTATAAATTTAACTGACATAATATTGAATGTGTTTTTTTTCTTCTTTTATTTTTTCATTCTCCTGCTCACTTTTAAATTCGTTTGGAAGTTTCTTGGGAGAATATAAATTCCAATTATACGTTTGAGTATAGAAGTTATTATACATACCATGAGAAACGTCAGAATACGAATTTCTTTGTGGTGCAATAGGTAATACCGCACAATAACTTTGAAACTTAGGATAAATAAATTTAACAAGGTACCCGTCTATTGGAAAATAATAATCTCCTGATTCAGTAAATGCGGTCAAAGCAATATTAAACATTTCGTCATATACTGACTTATCATAGATTAAAATATTTGTTGCAAATGTTTCAGTATGATGTTCTTCTTTTGGAGGAATATTTGTAATGTCTAATAATAAATCATATTTATCGCTCGGATTAAGTTTCCTATTTAAAGTCGGAGTTATATTAAACACACCAAATTCAATACCTTCAGTTTGTTTTTCAATGTCATCTAAAAGGGATTTGGCGTATGGCATGAATACGCAATCGTCTTCAATAACCATAACTCTATCATACCCCCTTTCTTTGGCAATTTTAATAATTTCCAAATGAGATAGGGTACAACCCATATAACTGTTTCTATTTACCGCGTTGAACTTTTCAAACTCCCAACCAATATAATCCATCTCTTTTTTTATAAGTTCAAGATTATCAGGTCTTGTTTCTAAATTAACAACAAACTTTGGTATTTCATTAAATTTCATTAACTAACGTTGTTGTGGTTTAACTGACCCGTTAATCTATCACACCAACCTTTTGATTCTGAGTGAGGCCAAACAACCCAATATGTTGGTAATTCTGTGGTTTGGAATTCTCTCCAAACTTTACAGTATCCGTCAGGGTCTCTCATGAAACCAGCAATCTCATTCTTATCTGCATCTCTTCTATGTAACGTTTCATCTTTAGCATTATGAAATGCAACCACCCAAAAATCATAATCTTTTTCAGGTACGCTTGTGTAACCAACGTCAATACAATGTTTGTATATTGTTGCAAAACTATCCTTCCACTCTTCTTCTGTTTCAAAATTATAAGGACTTGGTGGATATTGTTTGTCTAAACAATGTTTGTCGATTGCTCTTCTTTCAAATAACAAACCAGAATATTTTTCATAGTCTCTTAATGTTCTAACAGTACCAAAACCATAAGGACCATCGTGACCTTCTTGGGTTTCGCCATCCATTCCAAATAACTTTCTATTTGTTAAATGTGAATGTTTATTTTTGTCACCCCAAGTCTTATCATCGTCCCATTGTTTTGTTCTACCCTTACGAGTATATTCATGGTAAACCACAGGAATGTGAGGATGAAATAAATCATAACCCCAAGTGTAAGCTCTTGCTGCGATTGAAATTTCTTCTCCATGGAAATAGTATTCAGGATTGTGTTGAACTTCTTTTGAAAATTCACCTAATGTGAAACAGAAGTGAGCCGAATAAAATCTTGCCGTTACAGGTTTTTTCATTTCTCTCCATCCAGGAATTGTTTCAGGTAAAAAGAATACCGCACCTTCAGGAATAAATCTATCAAACGCCATTCTCCAAGCATCTTGTGCTCTACCCGCAGGGTCATTATCAGGGTCAAAGGAAGGTACATAACCCGTAAGTAGAGGTTTCTTATACCCATCCTTTTGCAACCCCTTTATCATTTTAATCAGGATATCATCCCAATCTTTAACAAATCTCATGTGAGAATCGATTTGCATTGTATAAGTCTCACCACCATATAGTTGTTGAGTTAAATTTCTTGCCCAACAAACTCCTCTTGCATCTTGATAAGGAATATCCAAGATTTTAAATCTTTTGTCGTTTCTGAATTCATCAAGGTTATCGAAACCATCGGTTTCACTGAATTGTCTTGCGATTGAAAAAACCAAATTTTTTGGTTTCTTGGCATTTGCAATCATATCTTTTAAAGTTGGGATTAACTGTGGGTCCCTATATGATGCGATTTGAATAAAAATTTTGCTCATTAATTGTATTTTGTTTTAAAAATAAAAAACCCTATCCAAAAGAATAGGGTTTAAATGTATAAAATTATTTTTAATTAAAAAAATTAAGGACGTGTTGGAGTTGGTGTAGGAGTAACCGAAGGAGTACCTGTTGGTGTTGGGGTATGAGTTGGGGTTAAGGTTGGACCATTATCTGTTGGAGGAAAAGCCCCCAAATCAATTTTAACAATGCTTGATGAAAAAGCTGTTGAATAAGTTGGGTCTAATAACCAAATTGTTTTTGTTTGATTTGGATTAATCTCAACTTGATATTCCCACATCGCGTCGTCGCATCTTTGATAACTGAAGTTCACAATTGAGGAACCTGTATTTGTTAGAGTATATTTACTACATGACATAATATTCTTATTTAACTAATAAATACTACGAATTATTCTAATTTATTAAAGAGAGAAAAAAAATGTTTTTAATTGAACTGTCCTTGGTAAGTCGAAGTATTATATTGTAAATTTGAAACTAACTCATAAGGTTCACAATCTTGTACGTTTAAAGTAATTACTTGACCAATGGAATTTACTGAATATGTTCCTGTTGCTGTTGGATTAGTCCATGTGTAATCAGGGTCTCCGAAATATATTGGTGTGCCTCCTTTCCATAAAGTTGCTTTCATAATAACAGGATTAATACCTACATCACCAAACCAATCTGCAGTGAATGCGAATTGGATATTTACAACACCTGGATTTTGACTCTTAAACTCAATTAAATTAAATAACACTGATTCAGTACCACTTGCACTTCTATTATCACCACCATAAGTTAAAAATGGTGTTGATGGTGATAATGGGTATTGAGGACCACTGTCTGATACCGCACAAGTACCAACATAATTATAATACTTACCATTAACAGGACCGATATTAGGATTAGGGTCAGATGGTGTTGTTTCCATAATTGACGGTACTGTCATATAAGTGACAGTGTCCATATCAGTACCATCAGTAAAGAAATATTCACATAACATATAATCAAAATCAAAATTAAATGGAACTGCAGCTCTTGGTGTGGGTGTTGGTGTAGGAGTATTTGTTGGTGTTTCGGTATTAGTTGGTGTATTAGTTAGTGTAGGAGTATTCGTTGGTGTTTCGGTATTAGTTGGTGTATTAGTTGGCGTTTCACTATTTGTAGGAGTATTAGTTGGAGTTTCAGTTGGTCTTGGTGTTGGAGTTTGACTTTGAGTTGCGGTTGGAGTTAAACCTATTGTTACCGTAGGAGTTGGTGTTGGTGTTTTAGTTGGAGTTTGTGTTGGAGTTTCCGTCATCGTTGGTGTCAAACCAACTGTGACTGATGGTGTTGGAGTTGTTGTTGGTGTAGATGTTTGAGTTGAAGTTTGAGTTGGAGTAGGTGTTGGACACGGTACATCTAAAACATAATTAAATGCATAATAGGGAACATAACAATCGTATGTCCCATACCAATAATCGGTCTCATATGAAAATGGAAAGGTCTGTTGACCCAAATCAATTGTTCCACCAGAACAAGGATAAAAGGTAACATTGGCGGTTAAACCACTCAAGTTATTACTAAAAATTGAAACACCACAATCAGACATGATTATAAATACTTAATTATTTTGTTTTCTAAAAACAAATACCCGTGTCAAGGACAAGGCCATTATTAATATCAAATTGTACCCACACAGCACCATCCGAAACTATATTACCTTGGAAAATAGGAGGAATTGTTAATGCCGCATTCCCATAAACATAATCACCAGGTTGTAATGCCTCAAAAGAAATTACACTATAAAACGATACATTTGATGGTCCATATCCCGCTTCACCACACGCATCTTCAAAATATCCAGCACCCCACAAATTATAAACAGGGATAAGAGTTTGAGTAAGACTTGGTGTTAAAGTCGGTGTAGGTGTTGGTGTTTGAGTAATATTTGTCGGTGTAGGAGTTGGTGTAAATGATGGTGTTGGTGTAATAGAAGGACATAATCCGGCAAATACAATTGTTAAAGGAGCTCCACAATCTTGAGCATATAAATCTTTGGCACAAACATAATGAGATTGTAATGGGTCAATTGGTGTTACACTATAAATTCCAGTACAACCTGTCCAAGCATAATACCCTTGTTGAACGGTGTTGTAGTTTGTTATCTTAAAGTAGTTACAGTCTGTTGTATACATTTTTATAATCCGTATTTTGATTTATCAATATTAAAGTTTCCTAAAACTTGTGACGAATTCAGTGCTATATTATAAACTTGCATTGCACCAAATCTATATGCACCAGGTATTGTTGTACCTAAGTTTGCCACGTTACAAGGACCACTCAAACTATAATGTAAAGAATAAAGTGGTGAATAATTATATGGAGTTACACGAGTAACCGATACAGTTCCAGCCACTTGACCATTTACATAACATGTAAGTGTTGATGCACTATATGCAAATCCAACATAGTACCAGTTATTCAATGGTGTTGATATACTTGAATTCACTCCAACAACGCCTGTTCCATTCCACACACCAAATTTCATGACTCCTGATATTATCGCAATCTGATTATCAGTGTATCCTATGGCAGGTGTTTGTTGCCCATTCTCAACTAATATGTTACCATTTAAATCGGTTGGGTATACCCAAAGAAATACTGATATTGCTGTACCAGTATTCACAGGTGATAAATAAGGGTTCAAACCCGAAACAGTTGTAATATATGTTGAACTTGAACTAGGAGTTGTGTTTCCTGTAAACACTAAATAATTTGTAGAACCGCTAACATATGGAATAATTCCGTTACTTAATTCACCATTTGAATTCCCTACCAAATCTACGATAGTAGTCCCCGTACCATTATACGAAGAACTTTTCTGAACATCATAATTCAAAATTAAACCGTTAGTCGTTATTCCTGTTGATGTTGTGGTAGGAGTTAGGGTGTTTGTTGGTGTAGATGTAGTAGTTGGTGTGGATGTTCTAGTTGGAGTTATTGTTTGCGTTGCAGTTAATGTTGTAGTAGTAGTTGGTGTAACTGTTTTAGTTGGAGTTACTGTTTGAGTTGCGGTCAATGTTAAAGTAGTAGTTGGAGTGTTGGTTGGAGTTTGAGTGACCGTTGGTGTATTTGTTGTTGTAGGCGTTGGTGTTGGTTCCACATATCTCGGAGCCAAAAAATTATAGTTTTGTAAAACTTGAGATGCGGTCAAAGCAACCGTATACGCTTGACACACTCCGAGGCCTCCGTTCAAGAATAATCCTGACGTCGCTCCTAGACCAATATACATTGTTGTTGCTGCATTCAATGTATTTGTATTAGTAGTTCCTGAAGCTACTTGAACCCCATTTACATAAAGAACCATAGTACCAGTTGATTTTACTCTTGTTGCTGTGACATTATACCATAAACCATTATTGTACGTTAAAGGTGATATAATTGTTGTATCAGGGTTTCCAACACCAAACATAAGTTTTCCTGCTCCGATAGTTAGACCGAAATCATTTGCAAGTGTTCCAACCTCACAATCCATTAAACCAATTCCATTATACCATTGAACTGCAGTTCCTGCGTTTGACGTTGTTCTGAACCAAACATTTAACGTAAAGTCATCTTGAACTGGTCTTGTAATTGATGTAGATTGATTGGTGCCATTGAAAGTCAAAATACCTCCGTAGTTTGAACTATATGTTGGTGAGTTTAATAATGTTGCATTATATGTTGCACCCCCACTACCAATGTTAGTCCAAGTACTTCCTGAACCAGGGTAACTACTTAATTGACCCGCATCTAAATTAACAATCAATCCTGTCTGTATAATATTTGGTGATGGAGTTGGTGTTGCTGTTCTTGTGTTTGTTGGAGTTTGTGTTTGTGTAACAGTATTAGTTGGAGTCTGAGTAATCGTTGGTGTGGCAGTTTGACTTGCAGTAATACTTGGTGTAGGAGTTTGTGTTACAGTTGCTGTAAGAGTAGTTGTTGTTGTAGGTGTCTGAGTTTGTGTCGGAGTTTGAGTATTTGTTTGTGTTACAGTATTAGTCGGAGTATTAGTTGGAGTCTCGCTCGGAGTGTTTGTGAGTGTTTCAGTATTAGTAGGGGTGTTAGTTGGTGTGTTTGTAGGTGTTTCACTTGGAGTCTTTGTTGGAGTTTCAGTATTAGTAGGAGTGTTAGTTGGTGTCTCTGTCGCGGTTTCGCTTGGAGTATTTGTAGGTGTTTCTGTTTGTGTTACAGTATTAGTTGGTGTATTGGTTGGAGTTTCTGTTGGAGTGTTAGTAGGTGTTTCCGTTGGTGTTTCTGTTTGTGTTACAGTATTAGTTGGTGTATTGGTAGGAGTCTCTGACGGAGTTTCACTTGGAGTATTAGTCGGCGTTTCTGTATAAGTTGGAGTATTAGTCGGCGTTTCTGTATTAGTTGGGGTGTTTGTTGGGGTTTGTGTTGGAGTTGGTGTCTGAGTTTCTGTTGCAGTTGGAGTTAATCCTTCAGTAACACTTGGTGTCGGCGTTTGTGTTTCTGTCGGAGTATTTGTTGGAGTCTCTGTGTTAGTTGGAGTCTGAGTTATTGTTTCAGTCGGAGTATTAGTAGGTGTTTCTGTGTTAGTCGGTGTTAACGTTTGAGTTACAGTTGGAGTTTGTGTTAAAGTTTGTGTTGGAGTTTGTGTTGGAGTTTGGGTATTTGTTATTGTGGGAGTTGGTGAAATTACAAAAATTTCATATTCACTGCCCGCTGGTGTACCCGATAATTGACTAAAATATGGTACTCCAGTATAGTTGTTATAATCTTCATTTATTGTGACTATGGTTTGTCCTGATAAACTACCCGAATTAACTGTGACACCTGTAAATATTGTAATTGGGTCACCACTATAAACGTTCAGAACATTTTCAAAAGTAACATTTATTTCTTCATTATATGGTCGATTCAATGATAATGTGTAAGATGCGATTATTGAACCAGGTGTATATTCAGCAAAAAGAGTCAAGTTTAATGGTTCTGATGTTGGAGTTACTGTTGGTGTAATTGTTGGTGTTGGTGTAGGACATACATACATTGTATAATATAAATCATTACAAGGGAATGATAGATAATATAGGTCATTGTTTGGTATTACAATAACACAATTAGGGCA